GAGCCACTCATCAGGCTCGCAAGACCCTTGATATTCAAATAGTTAACTATCAGAGTGGCAAGGTTTTGGGCAAGAAATGGCAAAATCGAGCCTCCGCGGGCTCCGCGGTGCCGATGACCCGCCGTCAGGCCGTTCGCCCAGCCTTGGCCGTTCAGCCGGAAGACCCGCCGTCACCTCGTTCGGGTCGTTCAGGTCGTTCGGCCTAATCACGGAAATAGGCCAGCTGACGCGCCGTCAGCTCCGGCTCCGAATCGACGATATATTTCAGCGTCTGCTTTATCCCGTGGTGGCCCGCCATCCTGGCGATGTCAAAGACCGACACCCCGAGCTTGGCCATGTTCGTGCAGAATGTCACCCGGGCGGTGTGCATCGTCACGAACTGCCACTTCTCGCCCTCCTTGGTCACGCCGCCGCGCGTCACTGTTACCAGGTCGTTCAGCCCCGCCCTCGCCGCCACTGCCTTGATGGACCGGTTCAGGGTCGTTCGGCTGAGGCCCCGCGCCTCCTCCTCCCTCGCCTGGAGCCACTCGATGTGGTCTTTCACTGCCGGACGGAGCGGCACAGTGGCCGCCGTGCCTGTCTTCTTCGACACGTATGTGAGCGCGTCGCCCTTGATATTTGACAGCCTGACCGTCAGGATGTCCGAAAGCCTCATCCCCGTGTATGCCCCAACTATGAAGACGCGCCGGGCTATCTCCGTGTCCAGCGTCCTCACCCTGACTTCCTCCACGGCGTCCAGCTCCTTACGCGTCAGGGCTATCTTTACCGTGTCGTCAGGCCTGACGCGCTTCCACAGCTCTTTCATAGCCTCCTGACTGATCGGGACGTTAACGCCATCCTCGTCTCGGTAACGGGTGATGATCGCCCGTATCTGCGTCAGGTAGCCGCGCGCCGTGGACGCGCATACATCCCGTTCAGCCGCCTCGCGGAAGTCGTTCAGCCGCGCCCTCGTCAGGTCGGACCAGTCCGATATGTGGACCTCGTCCATATAGCGGAGGATGCCCGCCGCCTTGGTGCCGGCGTGCCTCCGCACGCAATCAAAAAGATCGTAAGTCATAACAACTCCCCGTGATTTTCAAAAAGCCAATCCGCCATTAACCTCATCACGCACGCCAACTGCGCCGGGCTTTCGAGCGAGCCGACGAGGTCATCAGGCCACGCCACGCTCTGAGTGTCGTTAAACCTTGCCTCTGACCAGGTCACCGAAACGCCAGTCGCGCTGTCGAGGCAGTGCCAGGCGTTATCGACGCCCGGCACACGTGAAACTATATACCTGTCATTCATTATTTCTGATTTTTCCAAACTTTGTAATCATCCCAAGATTCAAAGCACATGTAGCCGTCGCCACATTTGGCGATCTTAGACGCCCATGGGCACTCCTTCTCGGCTTGATAGCGATACTTACACTCAACATACTCTGTTCTCATTTCTTTAGCCCGTCATGCCGATAGCGCAGCTTTTATTGTTAATTATCCTTTTTTCTGTTGTTTATGCCCCAGATCGCGGCGGCGATGCCGAAGACACCGTAAAGGCCCAGGAGGGCCACCAACATGTCGGCTATCCACATAGTATTACGGCTATTTGGTAGGCGGTAACGTCGCCGTCGTGGTAGGACATTGGCCGGAGGTCGATGACCTCCACGAACTCGCCGCGGCGGGTTACCACGCCTTGCGCCTCGTCCGCGTCGGCGATCTCCTCGCTGGCCTTGCCGATCTTGGCGGCCCAGACCGCCAGGCCGTCCGCGTCCAGCTCTCCGCGCTGGAGAGCCTCGGCCAGTGCGACGCTCTCGCCGTCCCAGTACTCGCGGGCGGATTGCTCGCCGCCCGGCCAGATCTCCTCGTCATCGCTCTCCGGCGTGCGCGTGTACGGCTCAAAAACTCGCCCGTCACGTGTCCAGAGCTGCTGACCGTCGCGGCGGCGGAGGCTGATGATCTCGCCGTCCAACGCCTTCGCTGCCTCCTCGGCCTCGTCCCAGTCCTCGAAGCCCGTTAAAGCCCATTTTAGGCCCTCAGGGTAGCCGGAGCGGCTGGAGGTGGTCTCGACGATCTCGAAGGCCTTGCCGTTGTCAAAATTGTAGTTGTCAAATGTCTCGTAAGTGTTCATAAAATTTCCGCCCTTGTTCACCCGGCGCGGAACCGGGTTCTAAAATTAAACTTATGTATCTTGAGCCCGGCGGCGTGTCGCCAGCCGTTCCCGTCCTCCGGCCGGGGCTGTGGGGCTGGATCAGTCGTTCTCCTCCTCGATGTAGAAATGAAGCGTTCCCGTTATCCTCGCCTCGGGGTTGTTCGAGATCACCGTGAAGTCGGTGTCCGTCCCCTCGATCCGTGTGCGCCCGTCGGGGCCGTCGTTCACGAAGTCCCGGTAATATCCCCGGACGACCTTCTCGGCCGCCTCCCTCGTCTCGTGTCTTGAATCGGTAAAAACCTCGTGGTTGTACGTCTTTTTGACGTTCTGCCCGTCCATTTCAAATTTGACTGTAAACATAATGATGATGTTTTTTTTATGAATGATAATGAATTGTACGATGATCCGCAAGGGCGGGCGGCCTACGCGTCCCGCCAGTATGTCCAGCAGTGGAGACGATCCGCCCCGTAGCGTTTCCACCAGGCCGCCAGCCGCTTCTCAAAGGCCGCCCGTACCTCCTTGCAGGCCTCCGCCAGCTTGCGGCGGGTCTCCGCGTCCATCGGCGCGCTCTCCGTGCCCTTCCAGAGGTTCTCCGGCCTGTCCGTCCACCACCAGCGATTCTCGCCGCCATACGCCCGGTAAACGGTCAGGGACTCCGCATTCTCCACCAGATCGGGCACGCGGAACTCGTTCTCGAACGCCTCCATATTCTCGCGGCGGAAATACTCCCAGGTCTTGCAGACCTTCCACCACGCCGCCACCTCGTCGTCCGGCTCGTCCGGGTGGCAGAAATCGGTCTTTATCTTCTGCTTTCCGAAAATAAAGAGACGGCCCCCGGCCTCGACCACCGCCGCCACGTCCTTCGCCGCCGGGTAGTCTATATTATTAGCCATCAATATAGCCTCAATCTCGGCTTTCGACTGTCTCGCCCTCGGCTCCTCCGGCTCCTTGTAGCCCCAGATCTCCCCGTCTATTGAAGACTCGGTGATCATCCAGCTTGGCACGTTCTGCCAGTCCTGGAACATCAATTCAGGCTCCTCCTCGTCCTTGTGCAACTCGTTACAGGCTTTAATGAAATCCGCCTTGTCCTTGTAGTCGTTCAGCCTCATCCACTTCCCGGCAAGGCTGCCGGCGTTATATTTTGTATAAGTGCCTACATACACGGCCGCGCCCTCCGGGGCTTTGCCGGATTGTTCTCCGGCCTTGCCGCCGTCCGTGCCGTCCAGGCCGTTCAGCCGCGCCACAAGCGCGACCAGTTCGGCCTCCCTCCTCTTGGAGAATATCCAGCCCGCCCCACAGGTCAGGCGCGCGTTGAAGCTGCCGCCAGCGGCCTTTAATTCGTCCTTGTATTCTTTCGTGTCTCCCGTCAGGGCTATCGCCCTATCGCTGTAGTTTACAATCTGTATCATTTCCTTATCCGTTTTTGCAAGTTGATTATATCGCCGCCCTCTTTCCCTGCTCTGCTACTGGTTTGAGAATCCATTCCGACACGACACCGCGCCCCGCCTTCCTGATCTGATAGGCTTTCGGATCATAGGCCGCCCCGGCCTTGGCGTAATCCTCGCTGATCCACATCTCACTCCTCGTCAATATATAATAGAATTCTACGGCCTTTGCACCTGTCAGGCCGCTAAAAATGACTTTATACAGGCTTTCTCCCGGCTTGCGGACAAATACCCCGTACGCTTTGGCACTGTCTTTCTCGATGTCGCCAAGCGGGCTTATTTCGGGCTTGCCGTCACCTCGTCCGGCCTCTGGTCGTTCGGCTCGTTCAGGCTGATTACGTGCCGCCACCTCGTTCGGCCCATACAGCGCGGCCGGATCCATCCAGCGCCCCTCGTCCGCTTTCTCCAGAGTATTCCGTATATACTCCGCCGTCTTTGCCGCTGCCTGAGACTTGCGCCCCTCCGATGCCTCCGCCGTCCGCTCGTACACCCCGGCCAGCTCGGCCAGCTCGGAACGCCTTTGAATCGTTAAAGATATCGTGCCGTCCAGGCTGATTTCATCGCCTTCGCGCATCACGGGCATTATCAGGAAGTCCGCGTAAGCGTTCGATAGGATCATAGCCTTCCTTTCAGTATATACAGGGCTAAAACGCGCCTCCCTTATACCGAAAGTTATACAGGCGTCAACGATCAGGAAAAGCCGCTTGAAATCGAATCCCACCTTGATGATCTTTCCGTCCGGCATTGGAACCGGTATTGACACGATCGTAAACAGGTCTTTTTTGCACCAGGAACAAGCGGTCACCAATAAGGCCAGATCCAATTTCACGCAAACCGTGTTTTGCTTGGACACGCTTTCGACCAGGCCGGAGACGTTCGGATACTTTCCTTGAATCTCGTAGCCGTTCGGGTGGATCGTCTTTCCTTCGTTCGTCTGGTTATATCTCGTGTGCACATAAGCCAAAACACCCGCGTCGGATGCGCAAGCGCGCCCGTTCTCATAATGAACGCCGCCAAATATAGGCTTCATCTTGTCTTTGCCGCAAAACTTGGCTATGTCGAATTTCTTTGTCATGTCTATTCCTCTATCTTATGTTATTCGTTTGTTATTATCAAGGGGCCGCCGCTACAGCGGCCCCCGGTTATAGTCATTATATCAATTCACTCTCGATTTCCTCCAGCTGAAGAGCAACTGTTTCCTGATTTAGGAATCTTTTTGCATTGCTGATGAAAGGAAGAACCGCCCTACGGGCTTCCTCTTTGGAGGAACCAAAGAAAAGGATTTCTACCTTCAACGTATTCTCGACAACAAAGCCGCTCCCGTCCTGGTGCCTGTAAATTCCCGTGGCCTCGCTTATCGTTCCGCCCTCGAACTCCTTGACGATCTCGCGCTGGATGAACTTCGCCGCGTCAAGTGTCGTGACCTCCTGGAGTTTGCTCTCTTTGTCGTTCAGGCCTACGAAAATTGTAGCCTTGCAGATTCTCGAATTATTTACTACTTTTGCCATACTATAAATTTTTGGTTGCCCCGAGTTCAACGTCGAGAGATGCAGGCCCGGGGCTTTCCCTTGTCATCTCCCTTCCTCTTAACAGTTACAAATATAACTCTTTTTTTTGGAACAAACAAAAACTAACGAAATTATTTTCAATTATTTACGCTATTTTTTTTTCGGATCTCCAGATCTCCGGATCTCCACAATTTTCGTATCTTTGCAATAATCAAAAACAACAACAGTAAAAAATGGCAGCACTTGGACGAGATAGAGAGATAACAGAGCGCGAAAAGGCAATTATCACAGCCGCTATTTTCAACCACAAAGATCAGACGCAGGAAGATTGGGATAAAATTTTCTTGCTCTCCAGAAATGGAGCGACAAAAATTCAGTTGCAAAGTCGCGGAAGCTCGCAATCCGTCTCGTGGAAATCGAGATCAGCCGTAAAAAAGTTTCACCAAATCGAAAGCGAGAGGATTGACAAAATTTTCAGAGATCGGGAGAATAATGCGATAACGGATTTTTTGCGGAATAAATCGAAGGATGAAATTTGCAGCCTCTGGGAAAGGCTGAATGAGAATGAAAGCGCCAGCTCCGCCATAAGATTTGGAGCACTGGACGCAACAGGCGAAAGCGATAACAGCAAGGCTGACAGCATAGACCTCTTGCAGCCGCTGGAGGTTGATTTCAGAGATCGTGAGCAGTTTTTAAATTTCCTTAACGCTGAGGCTAATCGCATTAGGGATGGCAAAACGAGGCTTGACGTGCTAAAAATGCTTTCAGATCTTCAGAGGATGAAAGAGGCTGAGAATGGCAAGAACGGCGAAATACAACGCTTTTACACTCCTTTGCAGTGCTCTGAATGCGAATTATACCGCAAAGCAAAGGTGGAAATCGAAAGCGATTGACATTCAGGAATATAAACAAAAGTTTAATATCCTGATTATCAACGCATTAAACATAATGTAAAATATTTATAAGCCCTTTGTAATATATTGATTTATAACGAGTTGCGAAAAGTGTTACACACCTTATAAGGGTGTGTAACTATTTTTGCGGATCCAGCGGAAATTTCCAGGCACGGAAGCCCCTGGGGGGGGGGTGATCCGGGCACAAAGCGCCCCACCCTGTTCCCCTATATTTTTTATTTTATTTTTTTTTGCTTTTTGCTGCAATTATCGAAAAACGATATGAGGATAGGCCTATAGGAAAGATGGGGCGAAAAAATCCTTTTCCGAGCCGCTTTCTAACTTATTGGCTACAAGGGTGTAACATTCTTTTACGTTACTTTCGTTACCTTTTTTTATGTTGATGAGGGGAGAATAAGATATTATAGAAAGAGTTTGTTGATTTTTGCTAACGAAACTAACGTATAACGTTTTAACTTATTGATAATGAGCGGTGATTTGCTTTCGATTTTTGGTGTTACCATATCGGTTCGGAAGGTGTAAGAAGTTGTTTCTGATTGCGTTGCGGTGTTTTCTCCGTGAGTAGGGGAATAATCGAAACGTGACCGTGGTAGCGAAAAAAGTGGGATATTTGCGTTGTATGAGTATCGAGCATAAGATATTGTCGAGGCTTCATCCGGAGAGGGAGTCCTTCACCGAGGAAGAGTTGAGGGGTGTGTCGGAGGTGCTGTCGGCCGCGAGGTCGCTGAGGGAGGGAGCTTCCCCGAAGCGTAGGTATCCGAGTGTCGAGTGCGGGATCGGGGAGACGGTGACGGTGTGCGGTGTCGAGTACGTGTGCGTGGCGGTGCCGGAGGGCGTCGACCACAGGGACTGCTGCTCGGGGTGCGACTTCTCCCGCAGGTACAGGAACTGCGACTGCGTGAAGTGCTCGGCGTTCGACCGGGCGGACAGGAGGTTCGTGTGGTACGTGGAGACATCGGGGGAGGAGGTGTGCGATGGGGAGTAAGGTGTCGCCGGTGTGCCCCGCCCTGAGGGCCGAGCTGTCCTCTCTTCTCGGGAGGAGGAGGGCGGCCTTCGACACGCTTGGCCACGTGCAGTCCGCCTCTCAGAGGGTGGACGCGCTGTGCGCGGAGGTGCGCGGGTGCGTTGCCGATTCCGGCCTGAGGTACGTGGACGGGGAGCTGTCGCACTACGAGGACGGGTGCTACGTCCCGATACGCAGGGACGCGCTGATGATGACGCTGGCCAATGTCCTGTACTCGCTGGGTGTCGGGGCCTCGGATGTCAGGAGGATGGCGGACCTTCCGCTGTCGGTGCTGTGGGATATGTCCGTGGAGTCCGACCCGATGCTGGTGCGTTTCGACGACTGCGTGCTGAACCTGCGGACGGGGCGGAGGTCGCCGCACTCCCCGTCCCTGCCTGTGACGTGGCGGATGCCCTACGCCTACGGGGACGGGAGGCCTGAGGCTCCGGAATGGGAGGCGTTCCTCTCGGAGGTGGTGCCGGACGGGGCGGAGAGGGCGTGCCTCCAGGAGTTCTTCGGGCTGTGCCTGATAGACAGGCGCTCGGTGAGCGTGGAGAAGATGGCCATCTTCGTGGGCGGCGGCGCGAACGGGAAGAGCGTGGTGTTCGACGTGGTGAAGGCGGTGATGGGTCTCGACAAGGTGGGTTTCCTCTCTCCTGACCAGCTGGCCGACCCGAAGCAGGCGGTGACGCTGAGGGGCAAGGTGGTGAACTTCGCACCCGACGTGCGCAAGGGCGCGTCATTCGACTCCGCCCTGAAGGCCCTCGCCTCCTCGCAGGAGGTGCAGGGCTGGAAGCTGTACGAGGGCAACGTGGTCGTGAAGTGCCCCCCGCTGGTGTTCGCGCTGAACGAGATGCCGGCCTTCAGGGACGTGACGGACGCTTTCTTCCGGAGGCTTCTCGTGTTCCGCTTCGGTGTGACGATACCGCCGGACAAACAGGACAGGGGGCTCGCTTCCCGGATAGTGGCGAACGAGCTGCCGGGCGTGTTCCGGTGGATCCACGAGGGAGCGAGGCGGCTCTCGGCCAACGGGGGCGCGTTCACCCCGTGCGAGCTGATGGAGAAGGATCTTGAGGTGATAAAGCGCAAGGCGAGGGCGGCGGCGAGCCCTGTGAGCAGGTGGCTGGAGAGGAACGGCCTCTATCCGGAGCCGAGGCATTCGGGGCAGCACCCCCTGAGGGTGGCCCAGAGCCACATCTTCCACGAGCTGCGGGGCAGCGTCACCAAGACGGACATCACGAGGGAGATGGCCTCCCTCGGGGTGTGCAGGCTGAGGGGAGCGGAGGTTGTGTATATTCTTTACAAAAACGATAGCGATGAAGGTAAGTAGAGGCAAGGTCCGGCTTCAGGCCGGCGAGACGAGGGTCGGGAGTTTCGTCCTCAAAGACAAGGACGGAATGATCCAGGTGAGGGACATATCGGGGAGCGTGTTCTTCTCCGTGTCCAGGTCGCTCCCGAAGGGGATGCTGCTGGAATCCATGATCAAGGACGGTGCCGACGGGATCAAGGGGATCATAGCCGTGACGTGGAACTTCCTGAGCGTGGTTCCCGACATGGAGTTCCTGAAGGGTGTCAACAGGCTCTGCGCGGAGTGCGCCGGGCGGCATCCGGAGATGTACGGGGTGAAGCCGTGTCTGACTGACAGGGAGCAGGGCAAGGAGCTCGCGGAGGCGATGCTTGACGAGGCGGCCCGCGAGGAGTTCGCCAAGGCGGCGGAGAAAACGGAGGAGGGGCTATGAGGGTGAGACCCGGCAGGATGCCTGGGACGGTGAGCCTCCTCCCCTACATAGACATACTGTTTCCCGGCCGCTGCGTGGCGTTCGGGTGGCTCTTCTGGACGGTCTCCGTTGACTGGTAGGAAGGTTCTTTTCATTCCATCTATTATAAACTCATAAGTACGTTTGAGCCCCGTCTTCGCGGTGACGCGCGGACGGGGCTTTTTTTTCTTTTGCCGTCATTGGCTGTTTCCTTGGGCTGTGGCGGGGTTTCTCCTTTCGGAGGGGCACTTGTTCGCATTGCCTTGCATCTGTGCGCCAGAGGACTTGATTTCTATCCCTCGCCCCTTCTCACGGGGACGATGCGGCACATGCACCTCGGATGGGCGGGGAGGCATATCTCGGTGAGTGGGTGTATGCCGACACAGAGGTCGTCGCAGTGTCCGCAGTCGAACGACGAGCCCCTGACGACACGGTAGCCGGAGACATCGTCCCTCCCCCTCAGCTCAAGCAGCGCGGCGTACTGGAACGCCTCGTTTATTGAGTTCTGCCCAGTGAGCGTGAGTCCGCCTATGATGTCGGACGAGAGGCCTTGCCCGAACCCCTGCGGAGGCTGGATCCCCGATCGCGCCCACAGCCCCGACCCTGACGGGCTGGCGGAGTGCGTCCTCATCTGGGAGAGTATCGCGGAGGTGGCAAGCCCGCACGCGAACCCGGCTCTCGCCCATGACTCCAGCGAGTCTCTCAGTCTGGAACACCACCAGTCGTAACACTCCGTCCTGTCCTTGCCCCCCTGCTCCCTGTCAACGTATCCCTCCACCTCCCCGAGGTCGGCCTCCGCGTCGGATATGGTCTGCATCACCCTCGCGTTGTTGTCCGCCATGAGGTCGTCAGACAGTTTGAGAAGGATACTGTTGACCTGCGCGTCGAGGCTGTCGTTGAACGAGAAGGTGAAAGTCCTCCCGAGGTATCTGTACGTTTCGGCGAGGGCGAGTATGGCCTTGGACGCGTCCCACACCCTGCGCTCGACGTCTCCCCTGACCTTCTCCATATCCTTTGCCGGACTTTCCATTGTCATTCTGCCTGTCTGTTGCGGAAGTCGTTGATAGTGTTGCCGGACACGGAAGCGGCGCCCGTGAGCGCGTCATGCTCCTCGTCAAGTACCCTCTGGTACTCCGAGTTCACGCCGAAGCCCAGCTCATAGCCGAGCTCGGAGGCGGTCTGCCTTGACAGCGCGCCCGCGGACCTCAGCTGGAGTATGTTGCTGACCTGCTCTGTCTCCGACATGAAGATGTACGGGAAGATCTCCGCCTTGACCTTGAACGCCGTGAACTTGCTGACCCTTCCTGACTCAACCCCGTACCCGTGCTGGAAGAGCTCCACCACGTCGTCGAGGAACGGCTGGAAGTGCTGCGCGTCCAGCAATGCCTTCTGGTAGGAGTCCGCGAAGAGCATCTTGACCGTCAGCGATGACATGTCCGCTCCCGACTTGATCTCCGGCGTCTCCACGGCGAAGGAGGACTTCATGATGTTCTTCTCCAGGGCGTTGAGCTGGAGGGTGAACGAGCTGGAGGCGTCAGCCGGCTCCAGATAACCTATCTTGGCGTCCGCGCTCGGTGAGTCTATCCTTGTCGGGGTTCCGTCGAGCGTGGCCTGCATATTCATCGACTCTCCGAACGAGTAGAGGATGCGGAGGGCGTAGGCTGCGTTGTTCTCCGCGAGCTGGCTTATGGCGGTCTCGTAGGCCTCTATGAGGCTCTGGGAGTTCGCCCAGAACGGGGCCCCGTAGCGGTCGTAGGCTATCGGGATGCGCCCGTAGTTGTGCGGTATCGGTTCCTGGTCGATGATCCACGAGGCGGCCTTCTTCCCGTCCGCGTCCATCCGGTAGCGGCAGTATCGGGTGTCGTCCCACACGTCGAGGAACTCCGTGAGCCTCTTGCCGTCGCCGTCCTGCGTCCTGTACCTCCTGCCGAAGAGGGAGAGCCGCCCTGTCAGCGGGTCGTAGTGCGGATAGAGGGTGTCGCCCTTCTCGAACGAGAACGAGCGCCACCCCATCCTGCCGCCGCTCAGCCAGAAGGCGAGGGCGCAGTCTCCGGTCTTGCCGTCCGCGGCTATGGCCTCGTAGAGGGCGTTCTCCATATTCCTCATCTGCCATCCCTCGCGGAAGGCGGCCAGCGTCCTCTGGTCGGACGGGGTGGCCTCGGAGTTGGCGATGCGGAAGTTCACGCTGTTGCCTATGAGCGTGGTGAGCCTCTTGGTGAAGATGCGCTCCTGAAAGGCTATCGCTATCCTCGTCTTGATCTTCTGCCTGTACCGCCCGCTCTCGTCCTTGGAGAACGGGTTCGGGTAGTACTTCATGGAGTTTATCCTGTGGGAGTTCACGTCGTACTCCCTGAGGAAGTCGGACTGCGTGAGCAGCTCGAACCTGAGCGGGTCGGTAGACGGCGAGTCGATCGCGCCGCCGTTCCCCGTGCGGTAGGTGCCGCCTCCGGGCGTGAGCCTGTCCGAGGGGAGCGTCCTCTTGAACGCCTCCTTGACGAGGACATCCTCCGGCCTCATCGTGTCTATTCTCGGAATCTTCATATTCTTTGATTGTTAGGTTTGACTACCAGTTCTCGAACCCCGTGCGCACGCATCTCTTCTTGATGGCGTATAGGTGCTCGACCATGAACAGCGCCTCGATGAAGTCCGGGGAGTGTCCTATCTCCGCCTTCATCTGGGGCTTGGATATTATCTCGAAGCGCCCTCCGTCGCTGTCCTTGCGCCTTATGGCGCGCCTCTCCTCCACGAGCCTGTCCGCGACCGTGAACGACCTGCCCTTCGAATCAGTGAACCGCCTTTGAAGTATGCGGGAGTCTATCGAGAACAGCCCCGACTTCACGTCCTTGACGAACTTCTCGGCGCACTCGCTCTTGAGGTTGTTCCACAGGAGCGTGTTGCTTGACTGGGACTTGTTGTTGAACGGCACGGCTGACGGGAACGCGTCCTTGAGCCACAGCCCGAGTCCGTTGGAGTCGTAAGTGAAGTTCTCCTTCCGCACCCCGTTCCTTTCGAGGAACCTGCGGACGAACGCCTCCACCGCGTCCGTTGGCACGCCCCTCCACGCCTCCATGTCGGCTATGTGATGGCCGTCGAAGGCGAAGATGACGAAGAAGTCTCCCGTGAGCGCCACGTCGGCCGAGGCGCGCATGAATCCGTCCCTGCGCTCGGTGTTGTCGAAGAGGCGGGACATGTCCTCGGCTGACAGCATCGAGGTCCCCGAGTCCATGTCCTGCCAGATGCCCTCGATGTCGTTGACCACTCCCTCGCCTCCCTTGGCGGATATTCGGGACATATACTTCGGGTCGCTTATCTGGAGTATCTTGTTGTCCTTGAACTCTCCGTTGATGAACGTGATGGAGGTGATGAAGTCCTTGTAGGACGAGCCTGTGCTTATGCATAGGTTGTCTATCTTGGAGTGGACGGTGGCGTTGTTGTAGACCTCCTCGGGGGTGTCGCCCCAGACCATCTCGCTCACGTCCTTGCCGTAGCGGTAGAAGTACCTGATCTTCCCGTCCCTCTCCGGGATCGCCCTGTTCGTGTCGGGGTCTATCCACCAGTCGAGGAGAAGCCTTAGCTTGTTGGACTTGCCGACCGGGTTGCAGGTGCAGATGAACTTCGGCCTGACGCCGGACGTGGTTCGGTTCGAGGCGAGCAGGTCGAATATAACGTCAAGGTCGTCCCTTGTGTGCTCGGCCAGCTCCTCGATCAGCACGAACGCCATCTCCACGCCCCTGAATCGGTCCGCTATCTTCTTCGGGTCCTGGAGGTGCTCCATCTTCATCGTGGCCCCGCGCCCGTTCAGGAACTTCCACTCGAAGCTGGTGTCGGCGGGGCTTCCGAGCCATCGGTAGACCTGCTTCGAGGACTTCCAGATGCCTCGGGCTATGTCGTCCTCGTACTTTCGGAATCCGTAGCCGTTCACATCGGGGTTGAAGATGTACGGAAGGAACTCGTATAGACCGACGTAGGTGTTGTGGGTGACTATGAAGTCGTCACATAGATACAGTCTGTTCGGACTGTCCACGGTTATGCACCTCGTGTCCTCCCTGCCCACATATCTGTAGCCGACAATTCTTCTCGTTATCTGCGACACCCCATGGTTGAACTCGGTGCAGCGTTTCCTTTTCCTTTCCAAATGGAACATCCGTTCGCTGTGCGGCATCTTGATGTGAATGTCGTAGCAGTCCTTGCAAGGTATGTACACCCCGTTTTTTTTGTAGCCGGAATGCTTGACCCTTATTTTTGCGATTCCACCGAGGGATTCCACAAGGAATTTCACGTCTTCGGAAAGCCTGCGGCTCACAGTCGCATAGGAACATCTTCCTGTTTCGCTAACATATCCATCGGTATCCATCAGCCCTTGAAGGAGAGCCCACCGCTCTTCCACGGTGGCGAATTTGTATCTGCGCGGAATGAACTTACTGGAGGAATCACATCCTGCCAAGCCACATTCGGATATTATCTCTTCGAGCCGCTGGTCCTTTATGTAGTAATTCAAAAGCGGTTCGGGATGATTCCTTTGCGGGTGCGTCATGTCTATTCCGGCCTTGGCTATACGATCGACTATCTCCGGATCTGCGCTGCAAAAAAAGGCCGTGTGCGAGCGGCGGGCGCTCTCCGTGATGCATCCGTCTCCTATTATGGCTCCAAGGACATAAGGGTCAAGGCCATTACGCCTCATCGCATTCCCCGCGCACGTGAACTTTACCGGCTCAGTGACGGGAATCACCAGATGCTTTCCGGCGTACGCACCCGACTGCTTCTTGTCCAGCCACGCTTTTATCATATCGAAAGTCCAGATGCGCCAGTAGGCATCCAGCCCCCTGCCGTTATAATGCCTGTCTTTGTGGATATATCCGGTCATCCTCACCTTCCATAAATGATCGTGTCCACATCTTGTCGTGCTTCCGTCATCCAAAATCAGTTCGAACACTTCATGCGAATGATGCTCGAAAATCTGGATTACTTTCTCGAACCCTCCTGTGCAAGGGTCGGTTATAGTGTCTCCGACCTCGAGGTCTCCGAGTGTACGGTATCCATACGGAGTCACTATGCGTGTATAAAGCGGCATCTCTTTTCCCCCGCCTCTCTTTCCACCCACTATCTTGATGTCGGCCTGCGTGGTGAGCACCTTCTCCTGGAAGCCGGCCTGTGGACACATGTTGAATATCCTCCTGCCGTCCTTCTTGCGGCTGAGGTTGTCCTCCCGGATGCGTTCCACGAGGTCGTAGGTGTACACCCTCTGGCCGTGTCTCAGGAACACGGGGTCAAGGTACTTCTCTGTGTCTATGGTCTCCTCTCTCATCGTCCGCAAAGGTGCGGACAGCCGTGTTATAAAGTGTAATAATTATCACACTTTATATCAGGCGGAGCCCCACCTTTGCGACAGGTTAAATCATTTTGGGTCAATATGAAACAGAAGATCATCACTGCCCTCAAAACGAGGTACAAGAACATCGGGTTGGGGGAAAAGGCTTTCGACGGGGTTGCCGCTTTCCTGGAAAAAACCGTCACCAAGGAGGAGGACATCGAAGCCGCCGTTGCGGGCGACGATGTGGCCGCGCTCGTCAGGGCGATACAGGGCGATCAGGACAGTCTCCGCGCGAGGAACACGGAGCTCCAGAGGAGCCTTGACGAACTGAAGGCCGCGGGATCCGGAAATACCGACCCCAATCCTGGCAAGGGATCCGCGACAGACGACGCCGCGCTCAAGGAACTCAAGGAGCGTTTCGACAAACTGGAGGATAACTACAGCAGGGCGATGGCGAGGGAGCGCAACAGCGGGATAGCCGCGGAGCTCAGGAGAAAGCTGAAGGACAGAGGCTCGGACTGCGAGCCGGTGCTTGACCTGATCCTGAAGGATCTCCAGATCGCGGAGACGGACACCGCCGACACGCTGGTGGACAGGTGCGTGGCCTCATACGACGAGACTTACAAGAGGTTCTACGGAGACGGCCCCGCCCCGAGGAGCGGCAAGGCCGCTCCGGAGGGCTACAAGAGGGGCGACTTCTCAAAAGAGGTCGAGAGGCTGAGATCCGAGGGCAAGCTCCCGCAGCAGAAGTAAAGTTCAACCAAAACCGATTTGAGAAATGAAGCAGAGCTCATTCAACGCCTTCGGGCAGAGGGGGGAGGGTTTCGGCGGACGGCACATACCCGTCTGGCTCGGCACCGTGACCCCTTATCCTGTGGGAGGCTCTCTCGCCAAGGCATACGTCAGGGCGGGGCTTCTCCTTCCGGCCGGCTCACCTATCCAGCTAAGGGACAAGGTGATCACGCCGGCTCTGGTCTATACCGTCAAGGCCTACGCCTCGGGAGTGCTGACCATCGACCCGTCCGAGCATCAGGGATTCACGCCGGGCAAGGACATGTACGTGAAACTCGTGGGGGACACAATCCCTTCCGATGACGGAGTGAAGGTTACGGCCTCCGCGGCCAACGCGGCCACGCCGTCGCAGCTTGACCTCACCGCGACCGTGGCCAACGCCGAGGCCGGAAGCAAGGTCATAATCAGCGCCGAGGCCAGCGTGACCCCGAACGCCTACCTGTACAACGACATCTACCTCGGAGACATCGACGCGGATGACGATGGCGCTGGCGCGTCCGGAGCGGCGGTGATGTCGCACGCTGAGGGAATCCTCATTGACCGCACGCCGTCCGCGGGCATAGCCGCAGCGATGAAGGCCGCCGTGCCGGGCGTGATCCAGGTGAACGGCTAAACCCTAAAAAACAGAAAGAGATATGGAGACATACACTTTGGAATTTTACGACCTGCTTTCCAGGGCTCTGGGAGGCAGCGACCCGGCGAGGCTCCAGGGCTACATCGACGAGGTGATGCCCAACAAGTACAACGGCCTCCAGCTGGACGGCTTCGAGATCGACCCGGACATGCAGCTCGACTTCACCTACGAGCAGCTCCAGGGCGAGGTAGGTCTGAACGTGATGGCGTCCTACGTGGACCTCGACTCTCCGGCCAAGCCGGTGAGCAGGGAGCCTGTGCGGCTCGCCACAGGCAAGATCCCGAGAATGAAGATGGTCGAGTACTTCAACGAGGACAAGCTGCGAAAGCAGTACATCCTTGAGCAGCGGTTCGGCGCCACCTCCAGCAGGGTCGTTGACGCGGCGTTGAACAACCTCTTCGTCACCATCGACACCCTCATCGGAGGCCACACCAACTCGCTGACCTACCAGAGGCACCAGGTCGTGTCGAGGGGCAAGTTCGAGCTGACCGACACGAACAACCCGAACGGCATTGTCAACCAGACCTTCGCGGCGCACGTGCCTTCCTCCAACATCACGTCCCTGACGGGAGCGAAGAGATGGTGGACGGACAGCACCTACGACACCGAGGGCGCCTCGGCCAACCCGGTCAAGGACCTCAGGGACTGGGTCAAGGCCGCCAAGAGGAAGACAGGCGTGTCTATGCACCTTGAGGTGGACAGCGACTTCTTTGATGTCGTCCTCGGGCACTCGAAGGTGCTTGCGGCCATCGGTGCGAACCTCTTCCCGCTCGCCGACAAGGACGCTCAGTCTTCCGCGGCGGGCGTGCAGGGCGACGAAGTGAAGAAGACCGCCTTCGAGAGGATCGTGGGCGTTCCCGTCAAGGTCATCGACTCCGTCGTGTCCGTGGAGAGGTGGGACAACGACGCGAAGAAGCTCTCAAGGAAATCGTTCCGCGCGTTCGATGACAACGTCCTCGTGCTTGTGCCTGACGGAGTCATCGGCACCGTGAAGACCGTGGAGCCTATCGCCATCGGCGGAGGCGACTACGCGACCTACTACGGAGGAAGGCTCCTGCTCACCGTGGGCGCCGACTACGTGAAGAAGTGCCAGAGCTTCAACACCGAGATGACATCCCTTGTCGTCCCTTCGGTGCCTCAGCACTTCTTCTACCTCCATCCTTACTCGGCCTAACTGACGGAGGGGGAGGCATGGCGGACTACACGATAGACCAGTGGCTTCCGGGGATGGTTGACTACAACGTCCCCGACGGCACCGTGAGGGCGATCCTGTTCAACAACGGCGTGGCCTCCGGCGCTTCTGTGTCGGAGGTCGGCCAGAGGGAGCGGGACCTCTGCCTCGCGGACCTCTATATGTGGCTCGCGTCCTCCTCGTCGTCCTCGACCGGGGAGTATGTGTCCGACGGCGGGTGGCAGCACCAGAAGGCGGCGAAGAATGTCGTCGACCGGGGGGGGCTGCGCCAGATGGCCCAAAGGCTCTACGCCAAGTGGGAGTCTGACAAGGCCGAGGAGGCCACCGCCGGAGGATTCACAATGAGAGACCTGTATTAGAAACCGATACACCAGATGTACAACCCACGTTTCCCATTCACATTCAAGGCGTTCAGGGCGAGGCTGGACGAGAACGGAGACCCCGGAGTCGATGACAGGGGGAATCCGGTCTACGAGCCCGTGCTTCTGGAGGCCTGCGTGATGTCAGACTGGGAGCCCGTCAGGAATCCCGACGGCTCCTTCCTGACGGAGTGGGTAGGTGAGATGCCCTTCGGATACAGGACATCGTCCGAGAACACGATGGCTGCGGGGGACGTGCAGGAGTCGGACTACCGGCTCGCCTGTCCTATGTTCCTCACGCCCCTCGATCCGGGCGACATCCTTGTGATGGAGGATTACACGAGGGTTTACAGGTGCGAGGTGGTCAAGCAGACCACGTTCAACCTCGGCACGAACGTCTGGGTCAAGGAAGTCAAGAACTGATGGCAAGGAGCAACGAGAATGTCATAGAGGCGGCGTTCGCCCGTCTCGCCGCCTCCGAGGAGAGGACGGTGAGGGAGGGGCTTGTACGAGTCTTGAGGGATGCCGTGCGCTACGCGCTGGACATCCACGACGCGAAGCACCAGAGGCACCTCACGTCCGGTGACACCTACGGGTGGCTCGTGGTTCACAACGGGGCCTCCGTGCAGATGGAGGTCACCTCCGCGGGCGAGGCCATAGGCGACGTCACGGCCCGGCTCCTCCGGATGGAGGGCAGGGTCAGTCGCGCCGGATGGGTCGGCATCGTGATGGCCGGGATCAATCCCCCGTCCTTCTTCTCGCTCGACTACGAGCTTGACGTGATGCACGACACCGTGGACATGACAGCGAGGACCTTCGCCGAAAAATTCAAACCCGTTGGATGATGAACGTTTTCGACATAACCGAGCTGGAGGATACCATCGTCCGCATCGTCAGGGATGACCTGAAGGTCAGCGGCTCCGTGTACTCCTCCCGTCCGAAATCAGCCCCGCAGAAACCCGACTACATTGTGGCGAGGGTCTCCGGCGGTGTGGAGGATATGGGGACATACGGTGAGTGCCGCGTGGTGTTCGAGCTTTTCGCCAAGAACGCCAACAACTCCAAGAACGGGAGGAGGCTCTCCGTGATGTACCGCGCGCTCGTCGAGGGGCTCCCCTCGTACACGGGGCGCTACGAGTTCGACAATCATCCGAACGTCATCGGGGACACCGAGGACGACTTCGGTTTCAATTGCAGGATAGTAAGCATAAAGGCAACAATAAAAGTGATTTAGGATATGGCAGCAACACTTACACACGCAATGCTGGAGGACCTGCACAGAGGGTGCGCGTCCATCAAGCTGCTCGCCGTCCCTTCGGGCGGCTCCGTGGACTTCAAGACACTCACGTTCGTCAGTGCGGACGAGATCTTCACCCTGAAGGACACATTCCAGATCTCGCAGGACGACCCGTCCACGGACGAGATCAAGATCGACCAGAACGACGAGACCATCGACACCGATGTAACCACCGGCGAGATGAAGCTCCAGGGCGACATCCCTTCCGTGGCCTCCGCGCTTCTGGCCTACTTCTTCGCCGCCGGACAGTCCGCCGCGTCCGTCACCGCGAGCACAGGCGAGACCTACACGGGAGCCGGATTCTTCAAGACCCCTAAAGAGGTCATGGCGTCCGTGCTTGTCGTGAGCGCGTCCAAGAAGACCGCGGTCGTCTTCGCGAGGGTGAAGCTCGTGGCCTCACTCACGCAGGACAGCACCTCGAACCCTCTGTGCGTGAGGTTCGCGGGCACCGTGCTCGGCAACCTCAAGAGCGGCGAGGGCGACTTCGCAGTGCTCAAGAAGTCGGCTTAAAAAGTCCCCTGAGGATTCACACACCCTGCGGGTGGGGTCTTCCGCCCCGCCCGCTTTTATTTTGTCATGACGATGAAGCAACCAGACATAAAAGCGAGGAGGGAGTACTTCGACAACGTGGTCGAGGACATCCCGGAGAAGGTGAGGATCCCCGGCACCAAAAAGACCGTGAGGGTCACGGGGATGAAGCCGTACACGATGCAGAGACTGACGAGGCTATGGCTGGAGAGGGACGATATGGAGGCCGCCAAGGAGGATTCCTCCGAGACGACGCGCAGCCTCTGCCGCGAGCCGTACTTCGCGGCCAAGGAGGCCGCCCTGATAGTCCTTAACGGCTACTGGAGGATAAGGCTGTTCTGGCCTTTCCTGTGGCGCTGGTGGGCGCTGTGGCGCGGCTGGACGGAATCGCAGTACACCCCGATAATAGCGGCGGGTAAAAAAAAAGTTCCGCTTACGGCACACTGGACGAATATGGCGTTCTCGGTGGATATGAGGACGGACTGGATGACGATGACGAGGAAGGAAGCCGAGCGGTACCGAGCCGAACTTCTTTCGGCCGCGAGTCAGCTTTCATCAAGGAATACCCCTTCGCCGGAGGGACAAGACGGTTCCTCTTCGGGCTCGTCAGGGTCAGGAACTGGGTCTATAACTGCGAGCTGACGCTTCCGCAGATAGACGTGATGATGAGCGACCTTCCGCACACCGTATGGAGGCGGAAAGGGTCCGGGAAAGGCTCGGCGGACGGATCGCCCCAGTCCGGCGAGGACGAGTCGGTGAGGCTCAACGAGGAGTCCCTGCGGAAGCTCCGCGCGAGGATAGCCGCGAAGGGGATGACGGTGGAGGACGTTTTCAACGGGGCGGACGAGGAATCAGACAATCAGGAACATGGCGACGATAGACAACCTTAATTTCAAGGTCATACTGGATGACGTTGACTTCAACAAGAGGATCAAGGACGACATAGCGGCGGCGAAGGCGGCCAACGTGGAGCTTTCCACGCTGCTGGAGGTCAAGCAGAAATTCAGCCAGATTTCGGCATCCGACGCGGCGAGCGCGAAGCGCGCCCTTGACATAGAGGCGAGGAGGGCTCAGGCTGCCGCCAAGACGGCCGCGGCTGAAGAGAAGGTGCGGCAGGCTGTGGAGCGCACCGCGAGGGAACATCAGAAGGTGCTTACCGAGCATAATAAGACGGCGGCTGCGGCGGAGAGGCTCAAAAGGGAGCAGCAGCGGACGGCCGACGCGGCTGACCGCACCACGGGCGCGTTCGGGAGACAGAAGGGCATCCTCGGGCAGCTGTCCACCATGGCGGCCGCCTATTTCTCCGTGCAGGGCGTGACGCGCTTCCTCGGGTCGATCATCAGGGTGACGGGTGAGTTCGAGATGCAGAGGATGGCGCTGCGCAACATCGTGCAGGACGTGCGGGGCGCGGACGCCCTGTTCGGCAAGCTCCAGAAGCTTGCCTTGCAGTCGCCGTACACGTTCTCCGAGGTCACGTCCTACGTCAAGCAGCTCTCTGCGTTCTCCGTACCCCTCGACGAGCTGTACGACACCACGAAGATGCTGGCCGATGTCTCGGCGGGTCTCGGCGTGGACATGAACCGCATGATCCTCGCCTACGGACAGGTGAGGTCCGCCTCCTTCCTCAGGGGGCAGGAGGTGAGGCAGTTCACCGAGGCCGGAGTGCCGCTGCTGCAAGAACTGGCGGGTCAGTTCACGGAGCTGGAGGGCAGGGTCGTGAGCGTTGGAGAGGTGTTCGACAAGATAAGCAAGCGTGAGGTCCCGTTCGAGATGGTGGCCAAGGTCTTGAAGGACCTCACGAGCGAGGGCGGCAAGTTCTTCGACATGCAGTCGGTGCTGTCCGAGACCCTTAAGGGCAAGGTGATGAAGCTGAAGGACGCCTACGAGCAGATGCTGTTCTCCATCGGGGAGGGCAACAGCGGCTTCTTCCACGGGATCGTGGACACAGCCCTGTCGGCGGTGCGCAACTACGAGGATCTGGGGCGCGTCCTGAAGGAGATAGTTGTTGTGTTCGGCGTGTACAAGGCGGGGGCGTTAGTCGCGGCGGCGGCCAACGGGAAACTGCTCGCGTCTCTGTCTTCACTTGCGGGAAAACTCAAAACCTTGGTCACTGTGAAGATGAACCCTTACGCTCTGCTCGCTTCGGGGGCGGTGGCGGCGGGATTTGCGATTTATGGGCTGACCAAGCGGCAATCCGACCAGCAGAAGATTCAGGCGGCCGCCAACGATGCGATTCTGCAATACAATTCATACATAACGGAGGAAATCTCAAAGCTCGACACGTTATGGGGCGCGTTGGAACGCGCGGAGAAAGGCACCGAGAAATACGACAAGGCGAAATCCGCTTTATTGAAGAACTACGATTCCTATCTCTCGGCTTTGGACAAGGAGAAGATAAGGGTCGGGGAGCTGGAGGGGGTCTATGACCGTCTCGCCGCCGCCGTGAAGAACTCCGCCAAGGAACGGTTCCTTGACACCGTGCTTGAAGGAATGAACGACAAGCAGAAAGAGGGGTTCTCCAAGATAGCCGAGAGATTGAATGACGCGCTCAGCGCGATGAAGGTGTCGGACGCCGGGGTGAGGTCTGAGATCAGCGCGTATGTGAGTGGCCTGCTTTCCCCGGAGGACCTGTCGAAGGAGGCCAAGCGGTACGTGGACAACGCCAAGAAAGCCGTCAAGGACATAGAGAACGGAATGAGCGGTGCGAGGCCTACCGTGAGTCTGATCGAGTATCTCCGCAAGGAGTTCGAGGAACTCGGATTGACCACCGAGGAGGCTCGCAAGAAGATAGAGACTACCCTTGACAAGATCCGCAGGAACCAGTTGGGGAGTGATGCCGGGGCTGAACTTCTCGACTGGCAGAAGGAGGTGAACGCGGCCCTGGAGAAGGCTGAGGGCGAGGCCGCTAAAAAGTCGGGGAACATGATCAAGAGCAGCTCGCAGGATCTGACCGACTACATCGACAAGCTGCGCAAGTCCTACAAGACGCTGACGGAGAGCGTCGCCAACGCTTCCCCAAACTATCAGAAGAACGAGATAGAGCAGTGGAAGAAAGACCTCGAGGGCGTGGAGGCCGTCGCCAAATTGTTGAAGATTGACCTGAACAAGGCTACTTCCAAGGAGCGGACTACCGACAAGCCAGACGAACTCACCGAGCGGCAGAAGGCGCAGCGCGCGGAGATTCAGGCCACTGTTCAGGTGGTGAACAAGCTGAAGGACGCTTACGAGCAGCTGAAGGCGGCAATACCGGGGTCGATGCTCGGCGAGGCGATGAAGGCGCTGTTCCCGGACATATCTTCTTCGCTGCGCGACAACTTCGACTATGACGAGCAGCTGAGGGGGCTTGCCGACCAGCTGCGGCTCATACCGGGAGAGGCCGACAACGCTGACAAGATTCTCGCCAATATGGGCAAGGACGCCACCAAGGCGATGACGGACGCGTTCGAGGCGGCGGAGAAATTCGTGGAGGAGATAAAGAGTCTCACGTCAAAGGATTTCGCCATAGACGGTAAGGGAGTGGCTTTCGACATCAGCAAGATAGTGACCGACCTCAGGTCGAAGAACAACAAGGTTGACCTCGACACCGAGAGCATACGCAAGGAGTTCGAGACAGCCAGGACAAACGAGCTGGCGATGAGGGCCCTGCGCGTGAAGTACGGCGAGGAGTTCTGGAAGACTTATGTAGAGGGTGGCGACAAGGCGTTGCGGGAACTCGCCGACAAGGAGAAGGCGTACAACAGGAAGAAGGCGCAGAAGAGCGTCAACGACCTCGCAAAGAGATACGTGTCGGAGAACGTCGGCAAGGGGAAGGGCATAGACCTCACCGACCTGGGCCAGAAGTCGCTGAGGCAGCTGGCGAATCTCAAAAAACAGATCGAGGATGAGTTGAAGGATGTGGATCTCGGAGACCTCGGCCTGTCGGATGAGACATTGGAGAGGCTGAACAAAAGCGAGCTTTCGCTGGATGACTTCTTCGCCGCCGTGAAGGCGTTGCTTAGTGGAGACATGGAGAAGGTCGGCGACGAGATGAAGGAGAAACTCCTGAAAGGGGCGCAGGCCGCGGCCAAGGGAGTAAGCCAACTCGGAGACGCGTTCGTCCAGCTCGGAGACGCGATGGGCAACGACAGAATAACGTCCATCGGCGAGACGATGAAGGGCATCGGCGACGCGTTCGCGAACATAGCCTCCGGTGCGGCATCCGGCGGCGTGTGGGGTGCTGTGGCGGCAGCGGCGATGGAGGTGCTCAAAGGAGTGACGGGCGCTCTGACCAACGAGGCGGCGGAGGCGAGGGAGGCGAAGCAGAACACCGTCGATTTCGCCAATGCGCTTGCGCTACTTGAATTGAATGTCTCCAACGTGTCTTCCGTTTTTGGCGAGGCTACGTTCTCTAAGATGGGCGAATATTTCGACAAAGGCAGGAAGGCGGCGGAGGCATACAGCGAAGCTCTGAGCGATTTGAATATGAAGTACGGTACGCTGGAACTTATAAACTCCGGTACGGGTGCGCAAGACGACAGGGGATTTTTTGCCTTCAATGGTCCGAGGTTCAACAAGCAAATCTATGATATAGATGAGGCTTTGGACGGGTTAAAGAGGATGCAGGTCAAGACCAAGGACAGAAACTGGTTCCAGCAGCTTCTCGGGATGTCCGATGAGCACACCGCCCTCGGCAACCTCGCCCCCGATCTTTGGGACGCCGACGGCGCGTTCAACGTTGAGAACGCCAAGGCTTTCCTTGAGACGAACACCCAGTTGAGCGAGGAGCAGAGGAAGGAACTCCAGAACCTCGTGGAGATCAAGGAGAAGTACGATGAGATCCAGAAGCAGATAGACAGTATGGTAGAGTCCCTTGTCGGCTCGCTCGCCGGGGATATGGTGGATTCGTTCCTCGACAACTTCAAGCGGGTGGGCGACGCGGTTGACGACCTCGACTCGGCGTTCCAGAACCTCGGCGAGACGATATTGAAGTCATTGCTCCAGTCCTATGTCATTGACGAGATACTGGACCAGTTCGGGCCGAGGGTGAAGGAGATGTTCGAGCAGTACTCCAAGGGCGAGATAGGCGCGGAGGACGTGGCGGACAGGACGGCGAGCCTCGCGGAAGACATCAGGAAGAAGACCGAGGACGCTGCTGACATCATCAACGCGATAATCGGCTCCTTTGACAACGTAAACCTTATGACCAAGGAGGCGAGCCAGACATCGGGGACGCTCTCGGACGGCATCAAGGCGGTGACGGAGGACACTGCGAGCCTTCTGGCGAGCTACATCAACGCGATAAGGGCGGACGTGTCGTTCGCGAAGACGCAGAGGGCGCAGGTTCTGGAGATTCTGCGGTCGGCCTTCCCTTCCTCTCCGACACTCGCTGAGCATCTCGCCCAGATCCAGGCGAACACGTACAACACCGCCGTGGCCACGCAGGAGATGCTGGCCGAGTTCAGGGGCGTCCTCGCTCCGCACTCAGAGGGCGGCAACGGGGTGAAGGTCGTCACGGAGTGATATAAAGTGTTATAATAATAGCCGCTAACAGCGGCTATTATTGAATCTTTGGGGAGAGAAAATGAATTTCCGGCATGCCGTACCTTCCTGACATAAAGGATTACAAGCCGTTCTACATCCAGACGGCCTCGGACACGTCCGCGATCGACACCGCCTCGTCTTTCGGGATGGTGGCGAAGTCGAACCCTTACCCGCTGCTGCCGGAGCCGAAGGACGTGTACACGAACGAGTGGAAGGACGAGGACGGGGACGACGAGTACACGGCAAAGATGTACTACAAGGCGTTCGAGTTCGATGTCTCCTTCTACGTGAAGGCGTACTCGTCAGACTCGGTGTCGTCCGAAGCCGTGCTGCGGTCACAGGTGGACTCGTTCTTCGCCAAGGTGAGGGACGGGGAGTTCAGCGTCTATGACTCCTACACGGGTGTAGGGTACAAGGCCGTGAGGTACGCGGGGTACAAGGAGGAGTCGTTCCTCCGCAGGGGAAGCTGGACGCGGGCGATATTCACGGTCACGTTCAAGGTGAACAGCCCCACAGCAAGGATGAAATATTCAGGCGGTTCGATAGTGGAGGTGTAGGGATATGGCGAGATTCAGCATAATGGCCGCTGGCGGCGGCTCGGTGAGGTTCAGGGGATGCCCCGTCTATCACGGTACGTACCTGAAACCGTCCTATCTGGAGTTCAGGGAGATAACGTCCGACACCCCGATAGCGTGGGCGGTCGGGGACTACGTGGACTATACGAGGACGGGGCTGCGCTACACCCTCTATGACCTGCCGGAGATGGCGCAGCACTCGGAGAAGCAGAAGGTCGGGGATAGGTATGTCTATTCTAATGTCCGCTTCTACGCGAGGACGAAGGACTTGGAGCGGTGCCTTTTCAGGGACATAGTGACCGCCGACAACACGGTACATTTCTCGTCAAGGAAGACGATCTCCACGTTCGAGGACGTGGACGGCTTGGCCGCGAGGATACAGGCCTGCCTGGACAGCGGCTATCCGGGAGAGTGGAGCGTGGTTCTGGACACAGACCTGAAGACGAGCGTGACCTCCGTGTCGGAGGCGAGGGAGCTTTCCATCGAGAGCGGGAGCAGCGTCCTCGACGCGCTCGACCGGATATATTCGGTGTGGGAGAACGTGGGATGGACATACTCTTATAACTCCACGACCGGGAAGAACATCCTCTCCATAGGCGGGGCGAACACGAAGAGGGCGGGCAACACCGTGGCCGGAGGCTCCATCGGCAAAGGCTTGGGGCTTACATCGGTGAAGGTGACGTTCTCCAGACTGGACGATATGTGCACGCGGCTCTATCCTTTCGGCTCCAGCCGCAATATGAGGGCGAGATACTACAACACGCTGAACATAAAGGACGCGGAGAGCGTGGACATCCCGAACCTTATGATTCCTGTGTCCTCGTGGGGCAAGACGGACTCGCTGCCGGACCCGAAGAAGGCTTTCATAAGGGTGGCCTCTGTCAGGGACGAGAGGCTTCTGGGCGTGCGCCCGAAGGTGCTCTACTTCGATGACGAGGAATACGGGGAGATATACCCGTCCATAGAGGGGGTGACGATAGGGGACGTGCGGGAGTCTATGGAGACCACGGACAAATACTATCCCTCGACAAGCATATACACAGACTCCGAGAGGGCGGACGAGGTCAAATCGTCGAAGACTGCCAACCTTGATGACGGCACAAGCGGTGTCAAAGAGATCACGCAGACAGTCGATCCGGTATGTGACGCGAGCATGACGGGATCCGTTGGCGTGAACGGGAGCGTCACACTCACCAAGAACATAGGATTTGCATCCCTTAGGATGGGACGGTGGTCTGACATCATTCTGGCGGACGGGCAGGCGGATATATACGTTGAAATGGATAACGGGGTGTCTTTGGACGAGGCGTTCCTGACTGTCACCCACATGGGCAACGAGGCAAAGGTCGATTTGCTGAGAAACTATGATTCCACCACAGGCAAGACGTGGCTGTCTATCCCGGATGATTGTGTACTGCTTCACGATGACTTCTTCAAGGTAAGTGACACGAACTATGGGAACACTTTTATCTTCGAGCTCCACCTGACTGTGACCGCGAGCGGGTCGAAATATTTGCAGTCATCCAGCGTCACTGTTGACCAGAACAACAGCGCGCCGATTTCAATAAGCCTGCGGGATGGGCATCCCGCCAGCGCATACGTGACCCTCAAGCAGATAGGATTCGACCTGAACATGCAGAGGCTGTCCGCCAACGGAAAGGTCGGGACGCTTGAGATGAAGACAGGGGCATGCGCCGGAAGGAGCTTCAGAATCGACAAGTGCTCCTATGGCAGCTCAACGGATGGGTGGGATCTGAAAATAAGGCGTGTCGTGGACAGATCGGTGAACATGACATTCCCGAACTCCATATATCCGATAGCCGCCGGGGACAGGTTTGTCCTCACCGACATCAAGATGCCTGACGAATACATCGAGTATGCGTCACAGAGGCTACTCAGCAGGGCGAAGGAAGTGCTTGACGAACAGTCACATCCGATCGCGGTGCTGACGCCTTCGATGGACGCTAAGTTCATAAAGGAGAACGCCCGCAGCTTCATAGAGGGACAATTCCTCAGTTTCGAGACCCCCCTGCTGTCGCAGGGGTATATGGCCTTGGGCTATTATTCAGACCTGATAGACACGCTCACCATCAACGAGAACGAGGCGAACATACCGACATATTCGCTGACGTTGAGGGAGAGGCCGAGGAAGTCCTTCAAGCTGCCGAGCGACAGCTCCGCGTCAAACACGAAGGATGTGGAGTCCGGTGATTCGTCAGGCTCCGGATCTTCCTCATCAGCCGCCAAGGGAGACAAAGGGGAAAAAGGCGATGACGGAGTGGGGATCAAGTCTGTCACCCAGACCACCACCTCAACGGCGGACAGCGGGGAGAATGTGGTTACCGTGAAGTTAACGGACGGGTCGTCCAGCCAGTTCAAGTTCCGCAATGGAAGCAAGGGGTCTTCCGGAAAGGATGGTGACACGCCTTACATCGGATCTAACGGCAACTGGTGGATTGGCACAAAGGATACCGGAGTAAAAGCGCAAGGCAATGCCGGGACTGACGGGCAGACACCACACATCGGCGACAACGGCAACTGGTGGATTGGCAGTGTTGACACGGGCGTCAAGGCCCAGGGCCGGCCGGGTAAGGACGGGTCTTCCGGGGCAGCCGCGGGGTTCGCCACCCCGACCGCGGAAGCCTTCTTCATCGCCGGGGGCGACCCCACGGCGGAGGTCACGGCCTCGGGACCGGACACGGCCAAGAAGTTCGCCTTTCGATTCGGCATCCCGAAGGCATCGGAGGTCATCGACACAAACGCCAGGCTCCGCGTCCGGCCCGTCCTCAGGGTGGTCAGGGGATACACGCCGGAAGACATCGAGCGGAACATCCTGTCTGTCGAGCATCCGGCCCTGTCGTCCGACAAGTACGAGGCGGTGCTGATGGTATACCGGCGGATGAACAAGCGGCGGCGTTATTTTTACGACGGGACGAACACCAAAAAGGTGAGGCTCGCCAGGAAAGGCTGGTTCGTAGCGCTCGGCGACAAGAAAATCACGGATCACGCCGCCTTTACCGTCGCCGGGGCCAGCGGTTATGAAGGGGTGAGTATGGGTCTTTCCGATCTCAGGGACTTCATCGTCAAACGGTTCATGACGGACAACGCCCACACTAATGCGGAGCTGTGGACAAGGAATTACGCTCAGTGGGCGGCGGAGAGCAACGTGTCGAGGGGTTTCGGATCCGGCCACGCCGCCAGGAAGACGTTCGGTATAGCCGTGAGGTACGTCAACCCGTCGTTCACCGCGCTCGTCGATCCGGCCAAGCCGCTGTCGCCGACAACCATGGAGCTGCTCGACAAGGACGGGAAACTGATACCGCGCTATATATACTCGGACGTCGCGCCGCTGACCGTCGATCTGCAGGAGAAGAAAGATCCGTCTACCGGCCTGATGATGAAACGGTCGAAGATGTGTTTCGGCGTGGCGGAATAAAAAGAAATCCGGCGGAGCATCCTGTGGACGCGTTAGCCGGACGGTAGCACCCTGTGGGCGCGTTACGGGAGGATAGCACCCTGTGGGCGCGTTACCAAGACAAAGATAATATAATTTTTTTGATATATGAACTGCATAAAGAAGCTGCCGTGGTCGGCAGGGAAATATATCGACACAAGAAAATACTATCCGCAGGACAGGGTGTACTGCGATGGGTCGATATACGCTTCCCTGGCGGAACAGGTCGGGAACAAACCTTATTTCAAGCAAGACAGCGACGGTACGTATACCGTGGCTCAGGGATGGGCATTGCTGGCTGCCGGCTTGCTTGAAGATAACGGGTTAGGATATGATTACGAGGTGCTTGAGAATTTGCCGTCTGTTAACGGGGTGGTGTTGAAGGGGAACAAGACCCCTGAGGAGCTCGGGATGTACTCGAAGGAGGAGGCGGACGGGAAGTTCGAGACCAAGGAGTCCGCCGCGGAGGCCGACAAGCGCGTCCAGGGGATGCTGGACGGCAAGGTGGACAAGGAGCCAGGCAAGGGACTCTCCGCGAACGACCTCACGGACGAGAGGGCGGGTAAGGTTGACAAGCTGGTGACGGACGGCCGCTCCAATGAGTACCTGAACGGCGCCGGGACATACTCCCGACCGGTGAGGCAGGGCTACGGCGTGTCAGTCGAGGAGGACAACACGGTGTCCGTGGATCCGCAGGTCATAGCCCGCCAGTCGGACGTGGCAAACGTGGCCGCCGACCTCGCCGCGCAGAAGGCCAAGGAGCAGGGCGACATCGACAGGGCGAACGCCGCCATATCCAAGGAGGAGACCGACCGCAAGGCCGCCGTGGCCGCGCTCCAGTCGCTCATCGACATCCTGAACTCCGACTCCAACGTGGACGGCTCGGTCAGCAAGACCGTGGCCGACGCCATAGCCAGGGTGGTGGCGGGCGCACCGGAGGACCTCGACACCCTGAAGGAGATAGCGGACTACATCGCCTCCGACAAGACGGGGGCGGCGCAGATGGCCGCGGCCATATCCCAACTCCAGACGCTGACGGAGGAACACACGTCAGACATCGGGAGGAACGCGGCCGGGGTGGCGGAGAACAAGGCCGGAGTCGAAGAGGTGAAGAAGGGTCTCGAAGGATATTACCAAAAGACGGATGCGCGGCTCGACCACCGTGTCGTGGCCGAGGCTATTGTGAGTCTCGCCGCCCGTCTTGCCGCGCTGGAGGGGAGCCGCGGCCTCCTCGGCGACGCGACCGCCGGGACGGTCGACGTGAGGGGGCTGACGAGGTGCCGCTATCCCCTCGTGATGCTTGCGCACGGCGTCCCGGCCGAGGCGAACGTGCCGGTCAACCTCCCGGACGGACTCCCGTGGGACGGGGTGCCGGCCTTCGCGGGGCAGCAGTACATCAACCTCGACGCTGCGTCGGGCGGGCTGTACTACGCCGCCGGCGTTGATATCGTCGCGGACTGGAAGCAGGCTTAAAAAAAGAAGGATACATCATGATAAAGTATTACGACACAGAGGCGGCCTACAAGGCCGACACGGGGAAGGGCGCGGACGAGAGCCAGGTCTCCCTCATAAAGGCGGGCAACATATGCAGGTACGACGGCAGGAACGTGGTCGTGGGGCTGAGGTCGGCGAGGACGGGGAGCGTGGCCTACCTCGACGGCGCGCACGCGCTGCGCTTCGCCGCGCCCGGGACGTTCAAGGCCGACGGACTCCCCGAGGGAGGCGAGGTCATCGGCGTGGTCGTCATCGGCGTGGACCACCAGGACTTCCGCGGCGAGGTCGCGGTGATAAGCAAGACGTTCGCCACCGCTAAGATGCTGGAGCGGTGGTTCGTCAGGCTCTCCGGCTACACCCTTGACGGGACCGACAGGACGGGGACGCTCAGCGTGTACGAGGCCTCCGACAACTGGGCGGCAGCCCACGACTACGCCGTCGGCTACAACGCGGACAGCGCCGAGGCGCTCGCCTCGCAGCTCAACGCCTACTTCAGGGCGAACGAGCCGTTCGCGGCGCAGGACTGGGTGGCGGAGGCCGACGGGGACGGGAACGTCACGCTGCACTGCGCCTATAGCCACTCCAGACAGACCTCGAACGCGGCGAAAGACGGATTCGCGCTCGCCCCCGCGACCGCCCCCGGGTGGGCCGACACGGGGAAGATGCTCCGAAGGAACGGGAGCAGGTACGGCGCGGGCGTGATAACGAACTGGCCGGTGGCGCTGATATATTTCAGCAAAGACAACGCCAGGACGACATATAATCCAGCGTCGGACGTGACGACGATGAAGATCTCTTTTCCGATATGCCTGCCCGGCTACCTCGGCACGTCGAAGTACCAGAGCGACCACTGCTCGTACCTGCGCGGAGTGTACGGCGAGGGCGAGGAAGGCTGGCTGAAATTCATGGAGAGCTTTCTGCCCGTCCGTCCGTCGGAGTACGGCGGGAGCAGGTACGGCGCGGCGAAGCGCAATACCTATTATCTCGCCGGAATCAAGTATGCCGGTCAGGACGGCGTCGAGAAGTACGCGAGTCCGGCCGCGAGTCTGGCCGCGAACCTCGGGTATGACCACGAGCTCCTGAAGCAGGGCGAGTGGGTGCTGCCGGACATCGACCTCGTGTTCAGCCTTGTCGGGCAACTCAAGTACCCTACGATGAGCGACCGTAACGCCGACCCGGTGAACTCCGCCCTCAAAGCCATAGGGGCTCCGGCGCTGAGAAACAACTCCGACGTCTGTAGTTGCTCCCGGCGCAGCCAGACCAGCGTGTGGATTGCGTACGGCGGCTTCGGTTGCGCGGACGGTTACGGCCTGGACGGCAGGAACGTGGTGGCTCCCCTCGTGCTTTTGGACACCGCCGCCGGAGGCGCGGCTTAGGCTTTAATCCTGGGCGAATGAGGGACGTAATGATACACTGAAGAGGAAATATCATATCAGGATAAAAAAGGATAAGCGTAATTATGACAAGACAGGAAATCGAGGACAGAAGGAATGTCCTGCACTCCCTCGTCAGGGACAGGGAGGCGAAGCTGAAGGAGACGGACTACGTGGCGGCCAAGATCGCCGAGGGGGCGGCCACGAAGGAGGAGTACGCCGCCGTCCTCTCGCAGAGGAGGACGTGGCGAGGAGAGATCAACGAGGCCGAGGCCGGGGTGGCCGCTCTTGACGCGGAGGCCCCGGAGGACGAGGACGCGGTTTCGACCGAAGCGACGGAGGGACGGCCATGAGGATAGTATCGCTCAACTGCCGCGTCTGGACGAGGGACACGGACAGGAAGTCGCCGCGCTGGTGGCGCAGGCGGATGGAGAGGATAAGGAGGTTCATAACCGACGAGACCCCGGATGTCATCTGCCTTCAGGAGCTGTCGTTCCCGGCCAACCTCTGGATCCCGAAAGGCTACCGCCGCGTCGGCCTTTCCGCGTCCCACCACATCTATGTCCGCAGGGGGATCAAGGCGCGTCCACTGTGGTTTGCTGTGCACCACAACGCGGCGGAGGTGGAAGGCGTGCGCGTCATCAATGTCCACGGCACTTGGCGGAAGTGCATGGGGAAGGTGTGGGAGAGGCTCCGGAGGGAGGCGGAGAAGCGGCCGTGCCTGATGGTAGGGGACTTCAACCATTCCCCGGCGGATGTAGCGGGGAGGCTCGGCAAGGAGGTCGAGGACATCGGCGACGTCACGTTCAGGCACAACTTCACGGGTTCGCCCGGAAGCCTGGACCACTGCGCCGCCTTCGGCCTTTCCGTGGTGTCGTGCGGGGTGGTCAACGACGGGTACATGATGTCCGACCACCTGCCGCTCGTGATCGAGATAAAAAGACAGACTTAGCGTGATGGACGGTTTCAACGCCCATATCCTCTCGGACGAGGCTTCCGCGGGGAGTGTCGTGGTCGGCACGGGCATATCGGCCACATTGTTGTTGTTTTTCCAACAGTCGTTCGAGAGGATGCTACCATACCTCGTCATCGCCGCCGTGGTCATCCTGATCGACCTCGTGTTCGGCATCAGGGCCGCCCGGCGCAAGGGCGACCGGATCAGGATAAGCCGCGCGATAAGGCGCACGATAGGCAAGGCGGTGGAGTACTTCTGCTGGGCGGTGCTGGCCTCCTCGTTGGCCGTGGCCACGGGCTACACCATCATCGAGACGGGGCTGATGCTTGTCGTCATAGGCGTGGAGCTCATAAGCATAGCGCAGAACTGGTACTTCTGGAAGTTCGGCCACAAGGCCGGGGTCAAAGTGGACGCGGCGAAGGTCATCGAGGCCGTGGTCGAGGCGAAGACCGGGGCGAACATCGAGGGGGCGATAACGATAAAGAAAACGGAGGAATCCGAAAACAAAGAGGAGGTCAAGGATGGCAAGGAAGATTAACTACATCATAGTGCACTGCACCGCCACACCGGAGGGCAGGTGGGTGACGAACGAGGAGATAACGAGGTGGCACAGGGCACGCGGGTTTCGCACCATCGGCTACCATTATGTCGTCTACCTTGACGGCACGGTGCACGCCGGAAGGCCGGAGAACGAGGTCGGGGCTCACTGTCTGGGACGCAACGCGGACAGCATAGGCGTGTGCTACGTGGGAGGTCTCGACAAGTCCGGAAAGGCCAAGGACACGAGGACGCTCGCGCAGAGGGAGGCTCTCACGAAGCTTCTGAAGGATCTGAAGGCGAGGTACCCGAACGCGGAGATAAGAGGCCACAGGGACTTCGCCAGGAAGGCGTGCCCCTGCTTCGACGCGACAAGCGAGTACAAGGCTCTGTAAGTTGTCGGTTTTTTAACAATTAAAAATATTGACGGATTATGAGAGATTTATTAAGGAAAGCGGCCTACGTTCTTCTGTGGGTGTGGCAGCTGCCGCAGAACATCGCCGGGCAGGCGGTGTGGATGTATTACGAGAGGAAGGCGATGGGGAAATCAAGCCGTCAGCTCATCCGCGGGGTCAGGTATCTGCGGACATCCTCGATCGGGAGCGGGAAGGCCTTGGCTCTCGGTGAGTACGTAGTGCTGAACTGGTTCGCGAGCCACGACACAGAGGATCACGAGTTCGGCCATGTCAGGCAGTCGAGGATGCTCGGGCCTTTATACCTTCCGCTGATAGGTTTGCAGTCAATATGCCACGCCGCCGTCCACTACGACCTTTGCGGGAAGAAAAAGTACAAGCCTTACACCCACTTCTGGACGGAGCGGTGGGCTGACAGGCTCGGAGGCGTGAGGCGGTGAGTATAGCCGATTTATAGCCGATTTATAGCCGGATCGAAGACATTTAATCAACATTTTATTTATTTTATTATGGATTTTGGAAAAGCTATCGAGGCCCTGAAGCAGGGCAAGAGAGTTGCCCGAAAGGGCTGGAACGGAAAAGGGATGTTTTTATGGCTCAAACCAGAGGCTGTCGTCAAGGCGGAGTGGTGCAAGGATCCTCTCCTTAAACGCCTTGCCGAAGGCAACGGAGGCGAGATTCCCGCGCTTGGCACCATCTGCATGTTCACCCATGATTCGACAGGAAGGAAGGCTGTGCTGACAGGATGGCTTGCGTCGCAATCGGATATCCTTCTGGAGGACTGGGAGATCCTTGACTGACGGATCATGGCCGCGCCCCGGCCATAATCGGGGCGGTGTTACTCTTGGTTTTATTTTGTTTCTGTCCTCCCCGCCGGGAGGCGCGGAGGACTCTTTGATAGAAATTAATGACAACAACCGAAAACAACCGAAAACAACCGAAAACAACCTTGTTGTTCATGGCCGCGCTGACGCTCGCCCTGGGACTCGGCTTCCTCGGCGGAAGGCGGAGCGTCACGCGCCCTCTTCTGGAGAGCGTGGACACATTGGTCATCCGCGACACGTTCGTTGACTATAGGCCGGCTCCGCTCTCCGTCGCCCCTCTGAGGGTGGAGACCGTCCGACTCCCGTTGTCCGGACTGGCTTTCGCGAGGTTCGCCGACGATACCACATCGGTAGGCGACACGGTTTTCCTGCAAATCCGCGACACCGTCGAGGTCGAGGTGCCGATAATAACGAGCCGCTACAAGGGTGACAACTATGACATAGGTGTCAGCGGTTTCCGCGTCGAGCTGGAGTATGTCAAAGTGTATCCGCAGACCAAGATCGTAACGAAGGGATATTCCATCGAGCCGAAAAGGTGGGGCTTCGGCGTGGCTGTCGGGCCGTCCGTACTCGTCGCGCCTTCCGGCAGGGTCAACGCCGGACTCGGCGTGACCGGAGGGTTCTATCTCCGGCTTTAGCGGGCGTGCATTCTCCTCCGCACGCTCTTTTGGCACCGCCGATTTTTTTTGCGTGTGCGACCGTTTCATCGGGTCGGATGCCCATCCGCCCGTATTTACACGTACTGTTAAAATTAAAACCTTTTAAGATATGATAAAGTCAGAGATATTCGCCAGCGTCCTGCGTGACGTGTGCGAGGTCACGGGGATTTCAGGACACGACATAATGTCGAAGTCCAAGAGCGAGGAGATCGTGGACGCGAGGCACCTGCTCGTGGTGACGCTCAGGAGGAGCGGCTACTATCCGGGGATGATAGCCGAGAGGCTGCACATCAGCGGGCGCGCGGTCCGCAAGATGATAGGCTCGTTCCGGTCGAGGGCGGACAACTCGCCGGGGCTGGAGATGTGCCGGAGACGCGTCGAGGCGAGGTGGAACGGAAACGGAACGAATGCGGATAATTTAGAGAACTGATTGGGAACGAATCGCTTAATTACGGGCAGCCGAATGGGTAAGTTTGCGGCAAGACCGATAACGGTCGAAACTCAACAATCTTTTTTTTGTTATGGAGACAAAAACTTATGTATTCGGCGACGGCTCCGGTTCCGGCAACAGCGGGATGTGGGGATGGCTCGCCAACCTCGCGCAGAACAGGGGCGTTGACCCGAATGTCCTCGCGATGATGAACAACAACGGAGGCTGGGGCAACGGCATGGGGAACTGGATATGGTTCTTCTTCATCATCCTCCTTTGGGGCGGCAACGGCTGGGGCGGCTTCGGACGCAACGGTCAAGGAACCGCGGACCTTGCGTCCCTTATCAACGGGGACAACGGCAGGGATTTGCTTATGCAGGCAATCAACGGCAACGGCAATGCAATCAGCCAGCTTGCATCTACGCTCAACTGCTCGGTCGGCCAGATTCAGCAGAGCATCAACGGTGTGATGACACAGCTCCAGTCCCTCGGCAGCCAGGTAGGCATGTCCGGACAGGCTATCATCAACGCCATCCAGAGCGGCAACTGCTCGATAGAGAGACAGCTTGCGCAGTGCTGCTGCGACAACCGTCTTCTCGCCACCCAGCAGGGCTATGAGAGCAGGATCGCCATCTCAGAGCAGACCAACGTGCTTGGCTCGAAGATTGACCAGCAAAGCGTTCTCATCAACGACAAGTTCTGCCAGCTGGAGCAGCGTGAGCTTCAGAACAAGATCGACGCGCTCCGGGAGGAAAGGTCCAACCTTCTCGGCCAGATCTCACAGGCGAACCAGACCGCGCAGATCGGGCAGTACATCAGCCAGGCGTTCACGCCGCTCAACTCCGCCTTGGCTGCCTTGCAGTCCGAGGTTGACGGCATCAAGTGCAAGCTCCCGCAGACGCAGGTTGTCCCGGCGCAGAACGGCGTTTACCTTTCGCCTTGCCAGGCCACCCTTCTCGGTCTCAACGGCCTTGGTGCGGGCTCCGGTGTCATCGGAAACGGCCCTTGGCTGTAAGTTCAACGGGGCCGTCGAAAGGCGGCCCATAAACCCAAGACATCATGATACCGTTCTACTTTATGGCCAACAGAGGCGGGATACCGAGGGTCAAGTCCGAAAGCGTGACAGTGACAGCCACGGAGGTGAGGTTCAACTTCACCAGTGACGCGCGGTTCGCAAGGAACTTCAGCGGATTTGTCGCGGTATGGCTTGCGCAGGATATTCCGTCAGGAACAACGGGAACACTCCCGGTTGTATTCTCTTCGGTGGCTTCCGGCGTACAGGCCGTTACCACTCTTGACGGCACGGCCGTGGCGGTGGACAACATCGGCGGCACGGGCATCTATCTTGCCTACTATGAGGCTTCAACAGGAACACTGCAACTCCTTACAGGACTTGCATAACAAGACAAAAACAATCGAGGTATGTTCAGCGCATTGAGACAGTCAGGCACGGTCTATATCCTGACAAAGGGTGACACCCCGGCCCTGAAGACGGGTGTGGTTCAATCGGTAACATCTCCGGTCACGAAGTTCGGCACGCAGCTGATGCCGGGACAGTTCCAGCAGGACACGGTGATAGACCTGACCGTGAAGGTCGGGGACGAGCTGCTGACTTTCAAGCAGCTCCCGTCCGCGTCGGTGATAGCGTCTTCGGGTAACATGGTGGTTTCCGAGAGCCGTGACGCCATGGTGGCGGAGGTCGAGAACATGATGCGGACAAGTAAGGAAGTCCTTGAGAGCGTGGACTATCACAGGAGCGCACTGGAGGCCTGCGAGTCCATCATGTGCTCCCTCAATCCGAGGCTTGCGGAGGAAAAGGAGCAGAAGGTGAAGATTGAGACCCTTGAGCGGAAGATAGGCGGAATCGAGGCATCCTTGGAGAATATGACCGAGATGCTGTCCAAAGCGCTGAAATCCTCCAAATCCTAAAAAATCATGAGAATAATAGAGATAACAGAGAGCAAGGTGGACAGGATGTCCGAACTTGCCGAGGAGATGCTGTCGGCTGGCGGCAGACTGATGAGCTGCATAAGCGAGCTGTCTGACGAGGGCGGATTCGGTGAGCGCAGGGGCGACTCCGACTACAGGTCGATGCCACCTATGAGGCGCAGGGCCGGATCGGAACCGATGCGGACGCGTGACGAACGCTGGCGTGACGATTATGACGGTGACGGCTTCGGTGAGCGCCGTGGCCGGTACCGCTATTAGACGGAGGGCCGGATATGTACAGGGAACCGCTTGACATATACGACGAGAGGCCGTCCGAGATGGTGGCGTACCTCAGGCACAACGGGATGCACTTCAACGGCAAGGCGCAGGCCTTCGCGGCCTCCCTCATGCGCAAGAGGAACCCCGCAACGGGGAAGAACGAGCGCATCGACCCGTGGAGCAAGGACCAGGTAGATGACATGCTGAAACGTAACGGGGTGATGCTGGAGAACGCCGTGGGGCAGGACTATGTGTTCGTCGCCAATATGGCCAAGGCCGACTTTCTCGGATCGAGCATCGCTGACGAGGCGCACCTCGCCTTGTACGTCAGGGATGTCGTGGACGACCCCGACCAGGCGGACGGGTTCATCTTCAACCGCTGGTATGCCGACACGGTGCGTTCGGGTATCCCCGTTGACTGGGAGGGCATCCTGTGACGGCGCAGCGCGTGTCCCTGGACGGTTGGCGGTGGGATATGGTGTTCTGCTATGATGCCGTCCCCGGTGACACGGACACCATCCTTGACCTTATGGACGAGGCCGGAATCTCTCTTGAAAAAATCGGGGCCGCAGAGCGGATCCTTTCCGGCATCAGACCGGACTCCGGCCTCACGGTCTCGTCCTACAGGTCCAGGTCTTCCGTCTGCGTGATAGGCAGGGCGAGATCGGTGTTCGAGTTCCAGAACACCTACGACCACGAGAAGGGGCACGTCACGATGCACATAGCGGAGGCCTTGGGCATCGACCCGTTCGGGGAGGAGCTGCAATACCTCGCGGGTGAGATCGGGAGGAAGACCTATCCGGTGGCGAGGATGTACCTCTGCTCGCGATGCGGCGGATGACAAAAAGAAAGAGGGGCGGAATCTTATGCGGATTCCGTCCCTCTTTTCAAAGATTCTTTCTTCTCGCGTACTCGGCTATGAGCATCGAATCGCAGAGATTATCATCTGGGTTCTTGCAGGAGGGTGTCCTCCGCAGGTCGTGGTCGGGGAATATCCTTCTGGCCGCCGTTATGGAGGTGGCCTTGGTGTCTATGGCCTTTCTTATTCCGTCAGTGGCCTTGTATATCCTGTCGCACGGCCTCCATATCTCCTTCTGCCACTCCTTTGGGGGGACGAGGTTCAGAGGTATGCCGCATGCGAATATCATCCCTTTCAGGAAGCCGAAAATCTCCCCGAAGGCGAACGTTCCCTTAGCGGAGGAGCCGAACACGGCGTGAATCTCCTCCATCACGGCTACAATGCGGCAGAGGGGGTAAGCCTTCTTGACCCTTCTGATTGCATCGAGGATGTCCTTCTTGTCCTCGTAGGCAATAAAGTGGTGTTCCATCCTCCCCTCCGGGTCGAGCATCGTGACGCACCCCTTCGAGCCGGGGTCTATGGCTATGTAAACAGTATCCATGCAATCATATTTTTTCAACTACCTTCTTGAGGACATTTGCGAACCTGCGGTCATACCTGGCCATCGATTCCAACCAAAACCCGATATCTTTCGCAGAGCAGTGTCCGGTGACTGCCGCATCATCGCCTTTGCCGTGAAAGAACAGGCACGGCACCCCTTCCTCGGCCAAGTCCAAGGACAGATTATCAACCATTTTCCTTATGTTTCGCATTGTACTTTCTGTAATAACTCAAAACCCGCTCCCTGTATTCCCGGTCTGTCCGCATCCTTTCGGCATGCCTCTCCCGCCCGGCCTCGGTGTACCTCATGTTGCTCTCCTTCCGGCAAACCCGGCAATAGCAGTCAAGGCCGTCCTTCCTCGACCTGTCTCGGGTGAACTCCGTCTCCGGAAGTGTCCGCCCGCAGTGTCCGCACCATTTCATCGCCAGCCATTTAGGCAAACGGTGCCTGTCTGTCTCCGAACATCCAGTCATCGGTGAACAACTCGGGGTGCTCAGGGACGTAGGGTTTCGGGACTCGGTTCGTGACTGCCTTGAATCTCTCGTCTCTGATTTCTCTCCTGCCCTCCCATCTGCGACATCCGCAGGACGGGGACACGCCTCTCGTGAGGTCTGTTCCCCTGACATCTCGCTCCCTTCCGCAGTCGCAACGGCAACGGTACATACGGAGGCGGTTCCTCGCATTCAAACTCGCCTTGCGCAGGCCTATGTACCCAAGCACCGTCCAATGGCCAAATCGGTCGCCGGGCTGCAATATCTTGTGAGAATTTATACTATCATTCATTGCTCCGCTCTTTTTAATCAATCACAACGCTCCACTTGATACCATCACCTTCCCCGTCGGCCACATATACCCTGCGCGGGGTGTACCTGTTCTGGCCACCGAACATCACCACCTCGCTATCCTGCGGCATCCGCTGGAGGGCTTCTATCAGTTCTTTAACCGTCGTAGCCTATTCCATCGTGTTGATAGCCTCGTTGAGAAAGGAAGCGAAAGTATTGACGAAAGACTCGTCATCATATAGGTCATCCTTTCGCATCGTGTTCAGTATGGCGTGGACAAGCTCGTGAAGGAAAGTCTGCTGCTGAAATGACTGCGGCACGTCACGGTTCCCGCATGTCTGGGCTATTTGTATAACCTTCCGGACGGGATCGTATTGCCCAAAATCTTGTTCATACCTTACCGCCTGCTGAATCTCGACAACGTGCTCCACGCCGCCGAGTGTGAATGCTTTTGGTATATTGAAATCCATACTCAAATTGTTTTATTCATCGCCTCGCTCACCGAATATCCCTTCTCGATGAGCTTTTTGATTTTCCTGCGTTCCTCCCTCGTGAAGAACATCCCGGCTTCACCGAATGTTACCGGATTCCCATTACCGTCACATCTTAAAATTTAGTTAAATTGTAATCCTTAATCTTTCAAAACATAAACTCCGGCTCGAACACCTTGCGGAGCCACTGAACCGAGCCGTCCCCCAGCGCCCTCCTGAACTCGATGTCGGTCTCCGTGTGGGTGCCTATCTGGTGCCAGTGCTTGTACTTCGCCCTCTGGCACTCCACCGTGTAGCCGACCCTCGCCATATACCTAACCCTCGCCTTGACCATAACTCTCAAAGAAAAACACCACATCCATGTCGTGCCATTCAAGCAGTCCGAAATCAAGGCTCTGCCTTACTTGGAAAGACCGCTTCATTATCCCTTGGCACTGTTCCCTGAGGATCCTTCTGAAATCCTCTACCGAGTTCGTCCCCTTTCTGAAATTGCACGCCCTGCATGACGGATTGAGATTTTCTACGGAATCATCACCGATGGCCGTCACCTTTGAAAGCGTCTCGTGGTCGCGTCCTCTCCAGACCGGGACAATGTGATCGACCTGCATGTCCTCAAACCTCAGCTCCTTACCGCAGTATGCGCAGCGTCCTCCATATTTGTCGTAAACCAACCTTCTCGTAGTCATATTCATTCCCCGTCCTCCTTCCTCTCCAGCCTCCGCGCCGCCAATACACACAGGAGCAGGGCGGCGGCCACGGCCATCAACAGCAAAATTTGAATCATTTCCATTTTGTTTTATTTTTTGTCGATCCGAGTCAGCCATAAGCCTACCTCCTTGTTGCAAACAAACCTATGGATCCCATCTTACCGAACATCCACTCATCCCCGACCGGGTCCGACTGCGCCCCGGTCTTCTCCGCCTTGGGTTTCCTTCCTGACGGCACCGGCCTCGCACATCCGCAGCTCTTGGTCAGGCCGCCCCTCAGGCTCTGGGCGTAAACAACCCTTTCAGTGCCGCAGTCGCAGCGGCAAAGGCACGCCGTTCTCTTGTTCCCGTCCGTTGATGTTCTGGCCGTCATCCCCAGCACCGTCCATCTCCCGAACCTCTGTCCGGTCATGTCTCCGAATACTTCACCCTTGCCCATCCTACCTCATCTTGAAGAACCTTATCAGAGCCTCCGCGTCGAACCCCGGCACGGCCTTGAAGTTCGCTATCGCCTTGTGCACCCTCTGACGCTTGTCGTTGCCCTGCGGATCACCGTCAACCCTCGAATAGTACAGTATTAATAGCCGCACGATGTCGTCGGCGTAGGACTGCAAAGCCTCCGTGCGCTCCAAAGTTCCCTCCGGCACGCGGCACATGGCGTAATTAAACGTCTCGTCAAAGGCGGCCTCCAGTCCTTTCAGAAGGCCGTTGATTGACTTCTTGGCGTCGTTGAACGCCTGCTTCTTGCGCTGCACGAGGCAGTTCCTCGCGCCTATCTCGTCGAGGGCCCTCGCCATGCGCGCCCCCATAGTCTGGATGCCCCAGACCATCTCCAGCAACACGACCAGCGCTGCGTAACCCTCCGCGCTCAGGTCGGTGCCTGAATCGTTTATCAGTATGTTAGTCCTGCTCATTTTCAAACAAATTAAGTTGTGTCCCTTTCTGCTCTTTCCCAAGGATGTAGTCGCAGATGAAGTTTCGTGCATAATCCGGGCTTATCATGCTGCGTTCCTCACTGCACAGACCTGCCTTCTTGCTGCCTTTCGCGGCATTCCGATGGGTGGGCTTGTCCTTCGCCGTCAGCATGCTTCCCACCGTCCTAATCTTGCCTGGCGGGGTCGGCTGATAGGTTATCAGACCCTCGACCGGCTTGCAGTTGGTGAACCAGTAGGCTGTCGGCTTCACGAAGCAGTCTCCGCGCCTTGTCCTGTCCGTGTCTATGATCGTAGGCCGCATGAACCAGAAATAGTTCGTGTAGTTGGTCGTGTGCCAAGGATTCTCCATTATCATCCTCAACCCTCTGAACTCCGTCACTGCGTGCATCTTCAAGGCCATCTGATAGAAGTAATAGCGGTCATCGCTCTGCTTCTTCAAAAGCTCATATATCCTTCTCACCGGCATTCCCTCTCTTCTCCACTTCTCTTGCGCCGACCTCTGGTTGTACTCCGACATCGAGCAGAACTTAATGCAAGGGAAAAACGCTATAATCAAATCATCGCGAGTGATTGAATCCCAAACTTTTGAATACCCCCCCCCGTAAGCTGACTCAATCTCAGAGAACAAATCGACAACGTGGTCGGTCTGGCCGAAATTGTTTTGAATGTCGTAGTCCTCAGCCGGAATCCCCAGCTTGATGAACTCGTTCTTGAAGGTTCCACTCTGCTCGAAGAAACAATGCACCTTGCCACCTATCGTCATACCGTTTTCTCTATAAAATTGAAGTAATGCCCCTTGCCGGCGTTCTCTGGTCTCTCGTGCCACTTCATGTCCTGTCGCATTTGACGGCCCTCATCCTCACCTCCCACCTCGTGTCCAGCGTGGCGAGCAGCTCGGCTCTTTTTTTTCTCGCGGCCTCCTCAGTGTCGAACCACCACTCGTCATGGCGGTTGAAGTAGTCCGAGGAGACCATGTAGCGTGTCGTTATCATGTTTTCTTGTTTGTTTTACGGGCGGTAGCGGAGACGCCGCCGCCCAGTATCAAGCCTAAGCCACGCCTCCGGCGGCGGTGTCCAAAAGCACGAGGGGAGCCGCCACGTAATTGATGTTCAGGTAGTCGCCGCTTGCGTAACCGATAGAGCCGTTCGAGGTCCACCCGCCGTTCGTGTTGCACCGGGAGCAACTCCAGACGTTGGAGCTAAAATCATCCAGAAGATCCGCCCCGTCTATCTCTCTTGCCAGCTCGTCGATCTCGCCCTTCTGTTCCGTTATCTCCATCGCCGCCAGCAGGGTCGGCAGTCCGAACCTGCCTAATCGTTCGGAGGTGAATTGTGTGACAAACCTCGCCGCCGGGCTTCCCGCTTTGAGAAGCGCGGCGGTGGCCGCCTGGTTGTCCCTCAACCTCAGCGCGGCGGTCTCGGAAATTCCCGCGTCGAGCCACCTATCCCTATCCTTTGGATCCAGCAACTCCTCGTTGCTGTACCTCGGGTAAATGAGAGCCTTCTGGCCGTTCAGGAGGTCGATCTCGATACCCTCGATACATTCGAGCCTTCGCCGGCCATCACATCCGTCCTTGTAGATAATCCTTGCCATAATCAAAAAATCTTTCTGTAATTCATGAATCCTCGTCTTGAATAGCGGCGCCCCTCGCATGTCTTCGCCAAGGCGGACAGCTGGGCGTCCGTGAACCTGGGGACATCGCGCTCGGCAAACTCCCGGGCGTCACCCTGACTCGCGAAGGCGCGCAGGGGTGTCCACTGTCCGTATCCGGTCCCGTCGGTGCGGTACACCGACACCTCATAGGCGCCGTCCTCAAGTATCCTTATGCTCGTCGTCATAGCCCCAGCCCGTATTCCTTGGCCACCTGCCTGATGACATCACCGCCGTAGTTGCCCACGGTCTCAGTGAGGAACGTCCTCAGGGTGATGCTGTCCGTCGGCTTGTAGCCATGCTCCTCGCACCATTGCCGCCTTCCGAACTCGCAGGAGCCGGTGAGGACATGGTGCCAGTCGAACAGGTCGCCATACTCCTCATCCAATTCCAGGTGGGTCTTCACGAACTCCGCTATCCTCTCGTCCAGCGGCCTGTTCTCCCTCCACTTGGCCTCAACCGCCTCAACCGCCTCGTGCAGCGTGTCCCCGTGGGCAAAGAAGTTCCCCCGCTTCGCTATCCAGCAGTCCTTCAACGTCAAATCCCTGCACAGAACCGCGCCCTTGGCGACATTGCCACGCACGGCATAGATAAGTGTCAACACTCTGTCGATGTCATAGACCTTGTGACCGGCGAATTCCTTCATGCCGGAACCGTAACCGGAACCGTCACCGTAACCGGAACCGGAACCGTAACCGTCACCGGAACCGTAACCGTAACCGTCACCGTAACCGTAACCGGAACCGTAACCGTAACCGTAACCGGAACCGTAACCGTAACCGTCACCGTAACCGTAACCGTAACCGGAACCGTAACCGTCACCGTAACCGGAACCGGAACCGTCACCGTCACCGGAACCGTCACCGTAACCGTCACCGTCACCGTCACCGTAACCGTCACCGTCACCGTCACCGGAACTTATGGCAAGGAACCGCTCGATATCCTTTTCTATCGCTTCCATTCCTTCTTCGCTTCAAGATTCTTTGCAGCCTTGTCAGAGCAAGGGATGATCTGGACAGCGTTGGCGACTACCAGCTCAGGCACGGCCACCGTGATCTTGCTGCTGTCGTTGCAACCTTCCTGCGAAAGCTGCTCAACGGCCGCGGCCCCGTCCCAGTACCACACCTTGCGGGCGTTGGCAAGCCGGACGTTCAGCCCGTTTGCATCACTGCTCACCTCTTTGACCTCGCCGAAGAAGACCCCGGCGCCATAGCTTCGCACTATGCATTTCTTTCCGATGTAATTTTCCATCATTTTTGAATCATTAAAAGTTAAACAATCTGTATAAACTCTGGCCCGGAGCGCGGAGTCGAACCGCCTTTTGTCAAAATCATCAATTTGTGTTTTTAGCATCGCTACGTATTCCCGCGTCCCCGTGGACGCTTTCTCTCCGGGCTTTTCGCGCGTCACCGCGCCACTTGGGTAGGAAGGTAACTCCTGGGCTACCTTGTCCTCGCTTGCGAGGCTTCGCTCCCCGGCGGGGAATCGAACCCCGCTGCCGTCCAAACGCCTATCCGGCGCGCCGGAAGCTGCTCATTCCGGCCTTCGGGAAGTCCCTCGGGCGAGCGTTCGCCGCTGGCCGTCGGAGTTAACCAAATAATCAATAACACTAATGACTAATTCGCCGCGATAAGACCCGCGCGGCGGCGGGTTTCATTCCTAAAATCACCCCGTCATTTCCATTCCTCCGCCATTTCCTTGACCCCTCGCGGACTTTCAACCGCAAAGCAAGGGTTTTATTATCCCAATTCGCAAAACACCGTCAAAACGCCTTATTTTGGCTCAATCCCCTCTACCGGCTTTATCCACCAGTCGTTGAGCGTCCGCCCGACCAGAATCCGCCCCCGCTTCCTGAGCTCCGAGAGCGACCGGAGGAGTGTGTCCTCGGGGATGCCCTCGGAATATGCCCAGCGCCTCAGGTCAAGCAGGGTCGTGTGTTCGGGGATGACGTTAGCCCCTCTCCGCTCCTCCACCCTGCGGAGGATCTCGGAATACACCCTCCCCTCCATCAGCCGAGGTCGAAGTAAGGGTCTCTGTGCGCCACCTCGCCATCCTCCTCCCCGGCCGCTGTCTTCGCGGTGTCGGGGAATATCGAGGCGGGCGCGTCCTGCGCCACCTCCTCGAACCCGGAGTAGGTGGCGTTCGGCCTCAGCAGAACGGAGTCCCCGGCGTGGCCGCCCTCGCGGTTCTTGCCTATCGCCATCTTGATGAGCCGCGCGCCGTCATAGGACATCCTCGGGGAGAGGAACACCACCCTGTCGGAGTCCTGCTCGATGGAGCCGGATCCCCTCAGGTCCTGCAATTCCGGGTCCCTGTCGTTCCTCACGTTGTCCCTGTTGAGCTGGGCGTTGATGACTATCGGGATGTCGAGCGACTTGGCCAGCAGCTTGAGCCGCCTCGTCAGCGCGGAGATCCGCCGCTCCTCCGTGTCGCTCCTGCCCCCCGGCACGGAGACGAGCTGGAGGTAGTCGATGTAGGCCGCGGAGCACCTGCCCTGCTGGCGGCTCACCGTGATGTCGGAGACAATCTCGTCGAGACCGAACGTCCTGTCCTCAATGTAGAGGCCCCACCGCTCCAGCCGCTCCCTCGCCTCCCTCCACGCACCGCCCCAGTCGGCGTTCCCGCTCAGCTTCTCGCCCGGCCTCAGGCCGCCGAGGGCGTACATCGCCCTCTCGGCCAGCTCACCGTGCCCCATCTCAAGGCTCCAGACCTTGACCGGGATGCCCTGTGAGGCCTGGCGCATCATCATGGCCAGCATCACCGCCGTCTTGCCTATGCCCGGCCTCGCCGCGAACGTCACGAGGTTGCCGCCCTTGAAGCCGCCGAGGAATCGCTCGTCGAGGAACGGGAAGCCCGTGGGCACGGCGGTCAGCCCGCCTTTCATCCTCGTCTCCCTTGTCTGCCTTATCGTTTCGCCCAGCTCGTCCACGGCCTCGGCCAGCCTCCTCTCGGAGGCTGCCCCGCACGCCGACTCCAGCGTCTCGCAGAACGCCCTCGCCTCGGACATCACGCCCTCGGGCATCATAGACACCTCGGAGGCGGAGCGCATCAGGCGGTCGCCGAAGTTCCACGCCGTCCGCGCCACCCACATCTGCCTCAGCAGCCTCGCGTGGTTCGTGGTCTCCACGATGCCGCCGCCGCTCCCCGTGTGGGCCGCAAGCAGCCTGACAGCGTCGGAGTCCGCCACGGACATCAGGACGGAGGCGTCCACCGGCTCGCCGGAGTCCCACCTTGAGCACACGGCCCCGAACGCCTCCCTAAGATGCCTGTTCGTGAACATCTCCGGACGTATTACCCTCCTCGCGTCGTCTATGACCTCGGGGTTCGCCAGCACGTCCCAGACAAGGAGGCTCTCCACCCTCTCGTCGGAGAGCCTCGGAAAGTTGTCACCTGCCCCAGCCATTCCTGTCCCTCCTCTCCCATGTGACCACGGCCAGCCTCCAGTCCTTCATCCTCCTGCCGCTGCTCAGCCGCCAATCATTATTCTCGTAGTGGGCGAAGAACGCCACCGGGTCTATCGGCGACCGCCTCACCTTCTCGATGTACTCCCTGACCTCGGCGAGGGTCGGCGGGACGAACGGCGCGGCGCGGGACTTCTTGCCCTTTTCCTTTCCCTGGCTTTGAGCGGCCTGGCCGCCGTCCGACGCCTGTCTCCCGTCATCAAAGAGTGTCGCTTCACCCTGCCCGTCTTTCTCTGTGGCGGGGGAGATGGAGCCAGCGGCTCCTTCGCGCGTATGCGCGATCCCCCCCTCTCCTTGTAGTCTGTTATTACTTGTAGTCTGTATATTACTTGTAGTCTGTATATATTCACTTACCCGTTTTCGGTCAAGGCCGTTTTCGGACTTGTCCGTTTTCGGTGAAGTCGGCTCTCCGTCAAGTCCGTTCCCTGCGAGGTCGGTTCGTCCTGCCCTTGTCCTGTCATCGACAGGCTCGGAGTAGAACTCGTAGTCCCAGCCGTTGAACTTACCGTTCTCCTGCTTGACGGGAACACGCCTGACGAAGCCCCTGGACTCCAGCTCGACGATGATCTTGCGGAGCCTCTTGGGGCTTATGTCCAGCTTCGTGGCCAGCCCCCTGATGTTGAGATTCCAAGTGTCGCCCAGCCTGACGACCTTGCAGTAAACGCCTATCGTCAGGCAGTCGTTCTCCTCTATGAGCGAGGAGTGGATTCTCTCAAAGTTGTTCGATGGTTTTATAACCCTTATGTTTCCTGACTGTTCCATTATTTTCCGTGATATAGATTGTGACATTCATCGCACAGGCATATAAGATCCTCTGTGTGATAGACCTCCGTTCCGTGATGCTCGTAGTTCCTGTGGTGGACGTTAAGCACACCAGATTTGCCGCATATCTGACATTTGAATTTCGCCTTATATTTGACGTAAGCGGCAACTATTTTCCAGTAAGGAGTGTTCAGGAAGTCACGATATTTCATCGACTTAATAAATGCCTCTACTGTGCGGCCATTGATGCCGAAGCGGCGGAGGTCATAGATCATTCTTCCGTTACATTCTCCACACTGGGCATACGGATTCAGGTAAACCCGTATGAACTCCTCGGTGTTTTCCTTCCTGATCTCTTCATCCCTTATTTCCCTCTCTTTGGCTTCCTTCTGCTTGATTTCATTTTGGATTTGCTCGCAATTCGCGCAGAGTCTGCCTTGTCCTTTCCTCATTCTTTGAAAATGTTCCAAAAGTTTGGTTTTGGTCATCTTTACCGTGAGAAGAGAACCGCATTGCTGACATTCGATCTCCACTTTCCATTCGAGGTGTCTGCCATCCTCTCCTTTGCCTCCGCGAAACATTCGCATCGAGACGGAGGGAGAATACGGGGCGATTAACCTCTGGATTTGAGGAGTCAACGTCTCTCCCGGGGTGATTAGATAAGGGTCGCCAGAAAGGAATGCGACCATCTGGTCTACGTCAATCATTGTCTTGGTCAGTTTTCAAAGTGTCGTCAACCCCGTAGGCGTAGTCTTCAAGCCTCTTCGGGTCGTAATCGTTGTCGCGGCCGTCGCATATCGCGACGATGAGGAGGCGGGCTATCGCCCGGAGCTCCTCCGCTATCTTTCTGTTGTAATCCATTTTCAGATGTTGTTGTCGTTGTCTTTGGTTATCGGCTTCTTACGCCCGAGAACACCGATGAGGAGACGGGCGCGTCGGCAAAGATTGGCGAGCCGCCTGTCGCTCGCCGCCAGGGCCGCGAGGAAAGAGAGCATCTCCATGATCTCTTTCCTGTGCCTGTCGCTTATCCCGTACATGGTCAGGATTTGAAGTAACCCTGGAACCTCACGAGCCTGTCCTGGTATTCGGGAGACTTGATGAGTCCGTCCCCCTGTCCACCGAGGGACTGCGCCCCCTCCTCGTCAAGGACGACCTTGCTGTCCACGGCCTTCGGGACGCGGAAGCAGACCTGCACCGGGATGTTGACCTTGATGTCGCCCGTGATGACCTTGGTGGACGCTCTCTGCGTGGCGACGCAGAAGCGCATGCCGCAGGACCTGCCTTTCTGGAGCAGCATCTTGAGGTTGTCCATCAGGGTCTTCTCTCCTTCTTCGAGCTGCTTCGGGGTCCTCGACTGGTCAACCGCGTCCGCGAACTCGTCGAAGATCACGAGGGTCAGCCTCCTCGTCCTGCTCCTCACCCTCTCGTTCATCACGTCAACGAGGCCGGCAAGCACGTTCTCGATGTCGGACACGTCGCTGTAGACCTGAGCCCCTCCGCAGTCGATAGAGGCGAACTCGTACTTGGGGTCGAAGATGATGATGTCCTCCACACCGGCCTCCCTCGCGTAGGCCAGTATGCTGATGAGCTCGACCGACTTGCCGGAGCCTGTGGATCCGCACACCAGCAGGTGCGGGGTAGAGTGGTTGTCGAGGTCCCAGACGACCGTCCGGCCGTAGTTGTCCACTCCGAGGGGGATGCGGTGTCCTCTGAGCGCGCCGGCGTCCCAGAGGAGCGTCCTCTCCCTCTTCTTGTTGACCTCCACGGCCACGTAGGACCTGCCCTCGTAGACGGCGAGGTCGGACGGGATGCGGACGGTCGGCGCGTCAAGGGCGTAGGCCACGTCCATCCTGTGCGAAAGGACGGATGCGACGCTCACCCCCTGGGCAAGCTCGCACAGGTAGGTGTCGCAGCTGAACCCGTCTATGTGGTGCGCCACGCGCACCTGTATGTTGTGCGTCCTGAGGACGTGCTCTATCTTCTCTTCGTTTGTCATGTCACTGTTTGAATAGTCCATCCGGATGAAGGACGCGGCCTCCTTCCGGAACTTGGTTATAACCTTCGGGGACACGCTCCCCACGGAGGAGTCCCTGATCTTCCTGAGCCTCTTGGCCACAAGCCCGCGCTTGCCCTCAGGCACCCCGGGGAAGTCGTCCACCTCGGCCACCATCGTCCTCGCCCAGAAGTCGTACACAGCCGCCCTGTCCACGAAGTTGTCGGACGTGTTGACGGTGTAGATGTAGTCGGGGTCCCCGACCGCCTGGCACATCCGCCTGAGCGGCTCGTAGAGGAGGGCCTCGTGCAGCCTTCTGGAGTCCTCGTCCATAATGACCACCTGCTTCCTGAGCTGCGGCGAGCCGTCCTTGTTCCTGGACACCTTGTTCTCCACGAACCACGCCTCCGCGATTCTCAGGGACGGCTCGTGCGTCTCCACTGCGGCGACGTAGGCGACGGCCTGCTGCCCCCTCACGAGGGCCACCTCGTCGGTCGGGGTGTAGGCCGACACTGACTTGTGGTCGATCAGCACGACGCGCCCGTCCTCCATCCGCGCGGCGAGGTCTATCACGGCGTGGAGCGGAAGGGGTATGTCAACCCCGTTGACCGTCACCCACTCCTCGAACCTCGTCTCCACGTAGAGGACCTCGGCCATCCCGTCGGTGTACACCCCGGACTCCGCGCAGAAGGCGGCCACGAGGTTGTTCGCCATCCTCCCGGCCTCCGCCCTCGCGGCCTCGGCGGTCGGGAACCTGTCCGTGACCTTCCAGTCGTTGGACGGGACGGAGTCGAGGTACTCGTAGGCCCTCGACGTGAGTGTGACGGGGTCGGGGACAGCCCCCGGACTCCAGCCGGAGAAGAAGTCCCTCAGGGCCTCGTGGTAGGCGTTGCCCGCCACGGAGCTTATCGACCTGCGGTCCCGCTCGCGGTAGACGTACTGCATCTCGAAGGCCTTCTCGTTCCGCGCGAACGCCGACACGCCGGAGTAGCTCCAGCCGTCAACGAGATAGCCCGACAGGTGCGCCCTCAGGGCCTCGCTGTCAAGTTCCGCGTACCTGTTCATGCGCTACGGCATTTCGGGCCTCGCGGCCTCCGCCTGCCTCATCTCCTCCTTGCGGACCTCCACTGCGGCCTCCGCGTGCTCCTGCTCGTCGGGCGCGTCGGCGTAGTCCTGCTCGCCCTGCTCCCCGAACACGGCCTGATCCGTCCTCACGGCCTCCCTCATGTCCACCGAGAGCGGGGCGAACTTGCTGAGCAGGAGCTTGAGCACGGTCTTCTTCGCCATCGCGTCGAAGTCCGTGCTCCACTTGGAGCTGTTCCTCGTGGCCTCGTACTTGCTGGAATAGGTCTTGGAATACCTGAGCGCGTGGGCCCTGAGCTCGTCCACGGTCATGTAGAGCGACTTGCGGAACCCGTTCGTCAGCTCGAAGTAGGCCACGTAGCCCACGACATCCTTGGAGAGCCTGTCCATGGCCATGCGGAAGGTCATCTCGCCCGTGAGGAGGTCTGAGCCCGTTATCTCGCCCTCCCTCACGTCGGTGACGTGGATGGTCCTGAACTGCCCCGTCCTGATGGCGAGCTGCACGAAGGCGCGGTAGCCCCACTGGAGCTGCGCCTCCTTGACCACGGTGTCCGCGCCGTTGACCTTCTTGCGGTTGTTGTAGGGGATGACGTAGGCGAAGCCGAGGTTGTTGTCCAGCGGGAAGTCGAGGGCGGTCGCCTTGATGCCCGCGTAGACGAGCGACATCGGCGAGCAGCCCTGGAGGTTAGCGTCGTTGGCCACCAGCGCGGTGAGGTTGTTGACGAACTGGTCCTTCTTGCGCCCAAGGACCTGCGTGAGGTACTTCTGCGTGCTCTCGTTGACGATCACCTGGTTGAACCTCTTCAACGGTGAGACGGCGGGGACGTTGCCCTGCACTGTTGCGTTGCTGTTGTTTTCCATTATGAGTTGTTTTTCAGATTGTCATTCGTTTTCGTGCCTTTTGGCCATCTGCGCCTCGACGTACTCGTCCTCCCACGCGGACTCCGCGCTCTCCCAGAGGTCGTGCGCCTCGTTGTACTCCTCCTCGGTGTCGAACTCGCTCTCCAGCGGTTCGGGGAAGTGGTGGAACCTGTCCGTCATGCCTCTTCCTCCTCCCATTCCGGGTGGGCAAGGCCCATGACCTTGTAGGCGATGTAGAGCAGCGCGCCCCCGCTTATCTTGACGGCGGCGAATGTCGCGGCGTTGGCGTCGGGCGTGTCGCCGATCAGCATGACAAGACCGCACAGGGCGACCAGCCCGGCAACGGCGTTTATCATCATATTCTTCATATTCTCCTTTTTATGAGGCCTACCAGAAGACCTCGATTATCATCTTCATCCTCGACAGCACGGTGTCGAGCCTCTTGTACAGGGAGGCCAGCACGTCGTCGCGCTTGGCCATCGTCTCCCTCGCCCTCTCGCCCTTGACCTTGCCCTCAAGGTTCCAGATCTGGCGCTTGATTATCGCGTAGTCGCAGGAAAGGACCTCCATCTCCTCGTTGGCCGCGTCCTCGTCCCTTATCTCGTCATAGCCGTCGAGCTTGTAGCCCGTGAACCTGCCGTCCTCCGTGCGCAGCCTCCAGCATCCGCCCTCAAGCGACATCGACGCGAGCGCGCCGTCCTTGCGGCGGTAAAGCCTCTTGTTCTCGTTCATATCCATCTGTGTTTTTGATTGTCAATAGAAAAGGGGAGGCGGAAACGTAATCAAAAGCCTCCCCGGCAAAAGTAGTAGTAGGTATTTGAACCGTGGAGGGGAGCGTCACCGCCGCCCTGTATCCCTGTCAGCATCCTATAACCCTGTCCATCTCCGATTTCAGGTAGCCCTGCCGGCCTCCCCTGACGACCTTGTGAAGGAAGCCCCTGGACACGTAGTTGCTCAGGGTCCGGACTGTCTTGCCCATGTACTCCGCCGCCTCGGACGGGGTGTAGAGGACGTCCCTCGCGGAGTCCCTCATCCGCTCCTCGGCGAGGTCGTTGGCGCGCCTCAGCTCTGAGGCGATGTCCTCAAGTATCGAGGCCAGATCTCTTCTCTCTTTCATATTCCTCCCTCGTTACCGGCTTAACGTTGATTATCCTCTGCGGCCAGTTGATCCTCAACCTGTAGCAGACGGGGCCGTCGCCCCTCATGTTCTCCCTGTAGGCGGTCTGCCTGAACGAGTCGAGCGACCTCCCGTCGGGGAAGGCCAGCAGCGCGTCCCTTCCGGCCTCCATCGACCGGAGCAGCTCCGTGTACCTCCTCGCCTCCACGAGTGCGGGGAAGTCCCTCTCGCTGAATTTCCTTTGCTCCATATCTTTCCTTGATTTTGGTTCCTGATATAAGGGGAGCGCGCGGGGAGGGTTGTGACATTCATGGAATTTCTATAAAACAAGTTCTCTGCGATGACTATGAAGAAAGTCCCTCCCCCGCGTCTCCCCGCCGCATCCCTGCGGTCGGTCTCTGTCCTCCACGTTCTCCCCGGCGGCTTGGAACGCCCGTTGGCCGTGTTACAGTCCTGGATTCTCTTCTCGCATTCGTGGTATTTTCACGGATGCGCGGCCAGGTCCCGCTTCCCTCTCGTAAGCCCCCTTTCGGGGGCATCCATCCCTATACGACGGAGGGCGCGCCGGGTTTATACGTGAGACGGACAGGCTCACCTGTCGTCCGGGGGCCTTTCCGTGGAATCTCGAACCCGGATTCCATCACCCCACCCCACACGGAGGCCTGAGAATAGGCCGTCAGGCTCGGCCTCGGAAATCGCTTGTTTGTTCCAAACCTTTTGCGTATCTTTGGAGCGTCGCTTTGATACCCCTTGTAAGGGTCGCTCCGTAGTGATTACGGGGAAGGCGGTTTTGTTTTCAACTTCCGAGGACAAAGATAATGACGATTTCCATTAAAACAAGCGATTTTAAGGAAAATCATCACTATCAAAAGGTAGAAATATATTGCTTTTTGGTAGAATATAGTAGGTAATTTATTGAACCGTAAAGATTTATGAACGAAGAAAGTTTTGCGAAAGACTACAAAGACAGGCTCGTTGAGTTTGCTCGCAAAGTTTATGACAAAGGGCAGACTAATTTCGAGTGGTATGTCGGAATATCGAGCGGAAGCATAAGTTCCGCCAAAAAAAGTGGCATGTCTGCTATGAGCATTGCGAAGATAGCGGAGCGCTGCCCGGAGCTGAGCCTGAGGTGGCTGCTCCTGGGCGAGGGGGAGATGCTGGAGCGCAGGGACGGCGCACGGAGCGCGGGCGGCAACGTCACCTCCATCGGCAACGTGAGCGGGATGACGGGGTCGTCCGTCACGGTCAACGGGGACGCGCCGCGGGAGGCGGACGGGACGATGAGGGCGATGGAGGCCCTCGCCGACCAGAACAAGGCCCTCACGAGGCAGATAGAGACCCTCACAAGGATAATAACGAACCTCACGGCCAAAGGCTGACCGGGGGAGAGAAAATAACGCTAAAACTGATTATCATGCCTAACAATGATGACGACGGCGACGGCCCTACGGGGATGACGGCCAACGAGAGCAAACTCACGGAGATGATGAACGTGTTCATGGAGAGATGGGGCGACGCGTCCCGGAAATTACAGGAGGCCAGCGAGGACAGGCTGGCGAGAGTCAACGAGATGGCCGCCGCCCTGTGTCTGGCGGTGGAGCGCACGTCCCACACGGCGGACGCGCAGGGCGACCTCTGCCGCCTGAGCCTTGAGGCGATGACGGGGCGCGTCATGTCGATAAAGGCGGACAGGGACAGGACGAGGGAGCAGCTGACCGTCTGCCAGAGGATGCTCGCTGAGAGCCAGATGGAGGTGCGGCGGCTCACGGACATAACCGAGAGCCAGCAGAGGACGATAGACAACGCCATGAGGGAGCTGGCGCGCGGCGGCGGAGGGAACACGACCAACATCGGGGACGTGAGCGGACACAAGAATTGACTATATTCGCAAAAAAAAGATTTACGTATGAGAAATATTCTGACATTCGCGGCCTTGGCCGCTTTGGCGTGCTCGTGCGCCACATCATTCCAGCAGATAGCGACGGTCTCCGACAGCCGCGGTAACATTCCCGGCGACGGTATCCATCGCGTGGAGTCCGGGGGCGTGGAGGTGTCGTTCGACTTCTGGTCCTCGTTCGGCAGGGCGGACATCGTGATAGACAACAAGACGGGCGAGGACGTGGCCGTTGACCTGTCAAGGACGTTTCTCGTGGCCAACGGGCTTACGGAGGACTACCGGGCGGAGTCCACGTCAGCCGACAATCTCATCTGGGTGCCGGCCGGATGCAGGCGCGCTCTGCGCGGCCCCGAACTTATGGAGTCGCCTTACCGCAAATGCGGCTACGCCCGCAACCCCTCTTACAGGAAGGGCGAGGACTTGAACTTCGACCAGAAGGACAGCCCGCTCGTGTTTTCGGTGCGCGTCAGGCTCACGGACGGCGGCGAGCTCGCCAGATCGGTGCAGGGGGACTTCTACCTCAGCTCTCTGTTCAACGCCCCTGTGTCATTCACCAGAGAGAGCGTGACGGTCAAGGATCCGTGCAACAGGAGGGCGGATCCGGTCACGGTCAAGGTTGGCAAGTTCGCCGCCCCGTACCGCTTCTATGTGCCGTACACCGTCTCCTCACGCTACGACAGTGACAGATAAATGAAACTTATCCATTAATTAAAAATAAAAGAAATGAGAGGACTAAGGACTGTATTGGCCGCCCTTGCTATGGCGGCTCTTTTATTCGCGACGGGGTGCGGCAAGGAGGAAGCCGAGGAGAAGGAGCCGGCCACAACCTACGGGCTTCGCGTCAGCAATGACTTCCCTGCTTTCCCCGACGGGGTTTCAGTCACGAATTATTGCATAGAATATAATGGCACAGCGGAGAGAGTAGCAGAACATGCCTCTGATTTTAAAAGAGGAGCCTACGCCCGATACGAGGCTGATAAAAATGCGGTGAAAGTCAAGGTGTACATGATTGGGAAAATAAGAGGGGAGACAGTATTTCATAAGTGGGTGCAACAAGTGTATCATCTTGAAAAAGGTCATTATAGAGAGTTGAAGATAGACGGGAGCACTCTGTTAGGAAACTCGGAGCCGTAGCCCGTCACTTGAAGAACGGGTTGTCCGCCAGCAGCCGGGCGTTCTCCTCCTTGGTGACGCGGATGTACTTGCGGAAGTTCTCCTCGGTCGTGTGGCCGGTCAGCATCATGCACTGGCGCGTCGGGACACCTGACAGGTAGAGCAGGGTCGCCCCGGTGCGCCTCGCCGTGTGCGCCGACACCATCTCCCACTTCATCCGCCCCGTGACCTCGGTGCGCCCGCCCCTCTTGGACACGACCTCCACGCGCCCGTCCATGCCCAGCCCCCGGCATATCTCCTTGATCCTCCGGTTGAGCTCCTGCTGCGCCATCCTCGGCGCCGCGCCCCCGTGCCTCGCCAGCACCTCCGACACCCTCGGCGACACGGGCAGCAGCACGCGCCCGCCCGTCTTCGGCTGCACGAACTCCAGCACCCCGTCGCGGATGTTGTCCTCCGTCAGGACGGAGTAGTTCTGGAACCTCGCCGCCGTGTACACGCCCAAAATAAATAGGTCCCGCGCGTCGGCGTCCCTGCCCTCCAGCCGCGCCTCCCACAGCGCGTCAACCTCGGCCTTGGTAAGATACACCGTGTCCGCCGTGCGCCACCTCGTCCTGAGTTCCTTATACCCCTGGCACCTCGTCGCCCCGCAGTCGAAGGCCGCCTTCATCCCCGTGCGGAGCCGTGCGACCACGCTCGCCTTGTAGTTCTCGGAGCACCCGGCCTCGTCGAGCCGCCGGGACAGCCGCCACGCCCACGGCCCGTCCACGTCCTCCCACCTGCCGCCGTCGCGCTCCATCAGCGACCGCGCCTTCTCGACCGCCAGCCGCCTGTACCTCATCGACGCGCACGGGGTCCGCGCCCACCTGTCGAGCCAGTCCCACATCCCCGGCGCGTCCGCCTCCTCCGGGCCCCCCAGCACCTCGGCGATGGCCGCCCTCACGTCGGAGTCCGTGGAGAGCGCGTCAAGCCTCTCCTCGAAGCCCGCCCTTATCTCGTTCAGCCGCCTGTCCGCCGTCAGGTCGCCCGACATCTGCCGCCGGGCGTTCCACCTCGCCGTCCGGACGCTCAGGCCCGTCGATTTCCTGTAAACCTTCCCCCTGTGGGTGATGACCAGCCGCACGGGGGATATGTCCGCCGCCGGCCTCGCCAGATTGAAATTGATGTTCACGGTTCAAAACTTTTTTGAAATACTCACTTTTGTTCCCGAAATATACGAAAACTTGCCACGATTCTTGCCACACGCGTGGCAAAAAAAGTGGCAAGGAATGCGAAAAAACGGGCATTTACTCGAAAATTTGAGAAAATGACCCGTTTTTCAAACGCTTCTGAATCAAGCAACTGACTGATTTACAGCACTTTGATTCTTGATATTACAGAGCCACTCATCAGGCTCG